AGCCGGACAATTCCCCGCACATTTTCCCACGCATCGTCCGATGTGCGCACTGCCTGCAAGCTGATGCAGCCAAGCCAACAGTTGGACCAGTTGCTGACACTGCTAAAATCGCATCCCCGCAGATCAAGATACTGCAAGCTGTAACAATTGTAAAAGCAATTGGCCATGTTGGTGGCACGGCTTAAATCATATCCACTCAAATCAAGGCTTTGCAGACTGTAACATCCGCTAAAGCAGTTGGTCATGGCATCTACCTTACTAAAATCACAATCACTCAAGTCCAGCTTTTTCAGACTGCGGCAATTGCTAAAGCAGTTAACCAGCGTGCCTACATTGCTGGTATCCCACCCCGGCAGATTCAGTTTTCGCAGGCTGTAGCATCCATTAAAGCAATTGACCATCGTGGTCAGCGATGTGCAGTCTGCAATATCCTCCGCTGCCACATGGTGATTACCCCACCTATCAGTTGCGGGCGCTCCTCCAAACTGGGTCACATAAGGTAATCGCCCCCAGCGCTCCACACAATGTTGCGTATACACCATATTATCTGCATCACCGGGCTTTGGCATCATGGTCACTCGCGTTAGATGTCCGTCCGCGCTGGCCGGTATCATGCGGTAGACCACGAAATCCCCTTCATCCGTCGGTAAGGTGTCCTGTACCGGCGTATTGGAGTCCGCATCCACACCCCACACCGCGTGAAATCCGTCTGTGTCGATATATCCGCGTTCCAGCCGCCACTGGCCGGACGACGTCACAGCCTTGACGCACATCCAGTCCGTGATCTCAGGGTTTTCAATCCCCGCCCGGCAGTCGTAGGTAAAAAATACCGCCTCCAAGTCCGTGCGGTCAAGCAGGTCATAGTTCGGCCAGTTTGAAGGCCGTGTCCACTCGTCGCTGGATGCTGATAGCACCGCAATCGCAGCCGCCATTTCGGACGGCTTGTAAGTTGCAGTGCCGCCGTTTTTCTGTCGGATTGCCGCTGCAATGGCGGCATAATGCGCATTGTCCGTTGTCACGATTCCCATCAGTCATTCACCTCTTCTCTTTCCTGTTTTGCGCAAATCAAGCGATGATGCAGGCAGGGGCGACTCCGCCAGAACTGGATCCAGCACGGTTGTACAAGCTGCCGTCATTATGCACAATGCGCTGGCCATAGGCGTAAATCGGATTGGGAGACCGGGTCCAGGCGAGACGGGCCGTTCCCTCCACGTCATACTTGATGCGCCCAGCATCGGTCAATCCCTTGTAATATTCCAATTGTTCACCGTCTTTGCAGGTTTCACTGTCCCAGGTTCCAAAGATTTCAGGCTGGGATAACAGGAAAAATTTATCCTGCAACGTATAAACTGTGTCTGTAGCAAATTCTGTCCCATTTCGGCTTTTTGTCTCGCACACGGAATTTGTGATGCAGGGAATCATGGCAGGCTGAACAACCGCTAAAAAGTCGGCAGGTAATCCATGCATAAAATCGCTATAGATTACCGCCCCGGATATCGGACGGTCAAATTTATTCGTCAGACTCCGAACCGCAGCCGTACGTTCCGCACTGTTTAACCATTGACGTACTGCGCTCTGCGCGTAGTTATTGGACCCGTAAGCGGCACGGGTAAAATGATTCATATTGCCCGTCCCGTCTGTTGTTCCGAGACTTGTCCCCGCGCTGCCTTCTGTAAGCGTTACGGCTTCAATGGAATTGGCTGGTGACGAACCCGGATATGTCATTACGGTTTTGCCCTCAAGTGATTCTTTCGGCGTTATAGATACCACGACCTGACCGCCTGCAGGCACCGCCTTTGTAAGGGTAAACTGATAGGATTTGCCGTTGTCAGCCTGGTACCACTCCTGATTGGCAACGGTAAAATGATAGGCGCCTGCCGCCAGTCCGCTTTCCGCGTAATACAAAGCCTCTTTTGCATCATACTGCATCGTCTTCTGCGTCCCGCTTGCAGCGCTGTAGACATATTTTGTTTCCAGCGTCATGGTGTGCGTCAGGGTTTCGTCCGCCGCCTGATGATGATCGTGCGCCCGGACTACCCACACAATGTCCTGCCCCGTGTCCGCATCGTGCGTCACAAATTCGTATCCGACCGGATACAGGGCCGGGCCAAATCCCTGACACACCGCGTCCCTGACGTCTTCCCAAGTCCAATCCCGAAATGGCAGCGCCGCAATCGCTGCCGCCATTTCGGACGGTTTATAAGTTTCTGTGCTTCCGGTCCTCTCCCGGATTGCCGCCGCAATCGCAGCGTAATGTGCGCTGTCTGTTGTCACGATTCCCATCAGTAGCTCACTCCGTCTCCGTCCGGCAGCGCGTCAATCACATCCTGCACCACCGTGCTCATGCGCAAATCAAGTTCTTCCACCTTAGATTGCGCCGTCATCACTCCGGAGGAATATTCTTCCGATAACGTGACCGTCCCGCTCGCAGCAGTCAGCGCCGGGAGCGTCACCTGTTCTGTGGCAGGTTCCACAGCCTTGTAGACGATATAGGCTCCAGTTTGAGTAAGATAATCTGTAAGCTTTACAACGGTGTCTATCGTCCATTCATTTAATTTACTGGCCAGAACCCTCAGGCGGAGCGCTCCTGTGTTTTTACAGGCAATCCCTTCATCCGTCCTGCTAGGATTGGAGATATAGCCCGCGCTAACAGACGGAAAATCGGGACTGTAAATGCATTCTGGCTTCATGCCGTCGTTGTTCGGCAGGTCAGCAGCATCAAGAAACTGATTGGAGTCTGTTACGCCGAATAACAGTGTAATTCCGTTATCATCGAAACTAGTGATACGCGTCCATGTAAACTCGTTCAGCATCTTTTTCACCGACCGGCGGGAGATGGTCCCGTTTCCCTTTGCGGTTGCCGTCAAAGTGTCCCATTTGTCAAGCGCCGGCAGTGCAATCACCTGCTCTCCAACCGTCATGCTGCCCGCCGTATTGGAAAGGCCGTTTATGGTATATTCTTTGATGGATTCCACCCGCTCCGGAATCGTTCCGGGAATGTCAAAATCCCCGGTAAACGGCTTCTCTGCATACTGGTCCGTATCCAATGCCGCAGGGATCCCCGTGTCGGTCTCCCCAATCCACCAGTTGCCGTTGTCTCCGATATGCGGGGTTGTCCCATTGGTCACTGTCGCAGTCGTCGTCCCATTCGCATCCGTGCAGGTGATGACGGCGCCGTCGTCTGTCTGCTCCACCGTCGCATAGGCGCCGGTTCCAGTCCCCGGATTGCCTCTCGCCGCGGTCATGGTGCCACCCTTGTATCCGCCGGAGAGAGTGACCATGCCGCTTGTAGCTGTCAGCGGGGTCAGTGTGACCTGTTCCGTGACCGCCGTCTCTTTGCGGTACACCACAGCGGCGTGGTTTGCCGTACACCACTTGACAAATCCGGTGCCTGATTCCACTTCTGACTCGCTGCATCCTGCATCCAGCATACTCTGCCGGCTCACCCGGCAGCGCAGCATATTCTTTCCTCCCACTGCGATTCCAGGTGTTGTCGTGGACGGGGACAGAATTCCATCCCCACTACTGACCCGTTTGTTCGGCAGAACATTGCACACTATATCCTCTGCAATCGCATTATCCTCATGCGTCCCCGCATCCTCCAGCAGCGTCGATCCGATGAAGTAGACGGAGGTGTCATTAAAGCTTGCCGGATTTGGCCCCCAGCCCATATCCTTGAGCGCCAGAATCGCACTGGTACGCCGGGATACAATCCCCGTCCCCTCTGCCTGTGCCGTCAGTGTATCCCACTCGCCGAGCGTTGGCAGATTGATTGTCTGACTGCCTGCCGTCATGCTTCCGGACGCGTTAGCAAGTCCTCCAGCCGAGGACGCCGTCCCGCCGTTTACCGTATACTGGCTAATCTTCTGCACGCCGTCCGGGATCAGGCCGGGAATGTCAAACGTACCGATGTAAGGCGCATTGGGGTCAACTCCCGATGCGGAAGTCCCTGTATCGGTATTTCCGATCCACCAGTTGCCGTTATCCCCAATATGCGGGGTGATGCCATCGTTTCCCTTTGGTCCAGCCGCACCGGGCAGGCCGGGAATACCGGGAAGTGGGGAAAAGGTCCCATCTGCCTCGCGCAGATTGACGATCGGGCTATTGCCGCCGGTATGTCCCGCGGCAGATAGACGCTTCATTACCGCCTCAATGGGCGGCACATACCAGGTGAGGTATCCGGCTTCATTGGGATGGGTGCCGTAGGTGTCGGTGTACTGAGCAATCATCTCCGGCAGATACCCGTTGAGCCCGCCTTCCCGGCACAGGTCCACACACGGCACCGACCACTTTTCACATGCCTGACGGATTAGCTGGGCATAGGGCTCCCAGATACCGGCCCGTGCCTTTGCCTTATGAACAATGACATACACAATCTGCGCATCCGTGTATGTTTGACGGGCCAGCTTCAGCAGGGATTCCAGAGCTCCGCAGAAGGTGGATGGATTTAGTGTCGCATCATATCCCGTACTGATGGAGCCGGTGGGAACCGTATCCTGATGGAGGCAGTCGTTATATCCGCCCTCCAGCAGCACAAAATCCGCCTGTGTCCCAGCAGCATTTTGCAGCTGAGAGAGCACGCTTGTCCCATAAGGGCCGACCCCGGCTCCGCTGACGGCATAGCTTGTGAGGGTCATGCCGTTTCTTTCTGCGATGAGGTGGGCGTACCCTTTTGCGCTGTTGTTCTGTCCTGCCGCTATGCTGTCCCCGAAGCTCACCAGCGTTTTCCCCGTGAGGGAATTGACCTCCACCGCAGTATATGTGTGACCCTCCGAGTTGTCCACCCACATTTTGACGGCTTCATCCTCCGGCTCCGTGTCCTGCACCGCAAGGATTTCCGTGTTTACTCCATCCTTGCCGTTTTGGATGGTCGCCGTCGTGGTGCCGGATGCGTCCGTGCAGGTGATGATTGCCCCGTCATCTGTCTGCGTGACCGACGCGTATGCACTGGTCCCGTCTGCTCCGCCTCCACCTGTGCCTGTGCCGCTTTGTCTTGGTACCCACGCCTTGCCGTCTGCATCCACAGCAACCGGAACTGTTTCCGTTGTCTTAGCGATTGCCTTAATTCCTCCCACGGTTCCATTTTCCGCCTTTTTAATGGAAATCACTTTATTCGAGATGTTAATCCCGTCTCCAGCCGTATACGGAGTTTTGAATTCCTCTGCAGCTTGAATTGCTTCTGTCAGTGCAGTAAACTCATTGGTGCTTTCTACCTCGGAATCAGACACAATTGTCTCTGCCACAATGATTTTAAATTTTGGGGATGCCAGCACCCCGCCCCCTTCTCCATATAACACCAATTCACATTCCACATCGCCCGCCGCCGCTGTGGTCTGCGCTGTAATTTCATAGATGATTGCCGTATTGCCAACTTCACAGCTATTGAATAGTATCGTTCCGTCAGGTTTTCTTGCTTTCAGGGCAGCAGTTGTCACTCCGTAGAGGGGATATGAAGAGCTTCCCTCCATCAGTGAAATAATCAATTTTCTTGACCGCGTGTCATTTAAAAATACCCGCAGAAAAGCCTGCACACTATCCTTTAATACATCCAGCCGTATCCGATGTTCAATCTGATTCATATTTTCGCCTCCTTATACCTCCATCATAGCAGGTTGTTCTTCCCTTCAGCCACCCCACTTTACTGCTCTTTTGTCTGCATAATCCCCGGCCCGTCCTGTTTTTGCGCATAACAAAAGAGCAGTTTTCCGACTTGCTCAGGTCGCGCCGCTTTTGCGGCTGGATTATTTTTTCCGTTGTGATCATTCAGCGGACTTGTTCAGCAGCTTGGAAAGGGATCCCTCGCTGTCATCCTCAACAATCTCCCACCGTCCTCCGGGGGACGACCGGTCTGTCGGCGCTGGATTGATTGACGAATATAGATAATCTTCTTCACTGTCGTCAATAATCCGCAGAAGATCAAACTCTATTCCGATGCATTCATATACTTTGCCGTTTGTTAATTCGTCTACTCCAAAGCTTTCTCCTACATACCGCACCTTCATCTTTTCTTCACCCCTTTCGTTTTGATTCTATATTGCTTTCCTTCATATTCGTACCAGTGCACGTCATATGCAAAATATTCTGTCCTGATTATACCACCTTTTTTCTCCCATTTCCAGTCGTTCCCTCCATAAGTCTGCGATAATTTATCAGCAATACGAAGAGCAGACGAAGTCCCATGTCCGGCAATAATTCGCACACTACCAGCCATTGCACCTGATGGAATAATGCCATTGATTAACTCTGATGTCACTTCTACTGTGCTCTGCAAAACGGTGTCCTGCGCCCTTGCCACCTTTGGCAAGGTTGGCTCCATTCGTTTTATGTATTCTTCCTTCTCCTCTATCTCAAAGCCTTCCAGCTTCCTTGCCCCAGAGCGCTCATAAAGAACCCGGCTCTGGTCAATTAGCCTCTGCACGCTCACTTCCTTTCCAACCGCTTCCCCAGCCCGGATCAGATTCAGCGCATATTCCTGCCGCCGCACAGGTCTCAGCTCCACGACCGTAAGCACCTGCCGCCCGGCCGCGTCATAAATCCCGCCCACGAACAAGAGCCTTCCCGCGCCTTCCTTCGGCTCCAGAATTAAAACCGGTTCTTCCAAAACATTTGGAACCTGCTTGATCATCTCATCCGTCATCCCAGGATGCCTCTCTATCAGCCGCCGGATCTTTCCCGCTTCCCACTGAATATGCCGCGCCTTGATTCCAAGCTTCTCCAGCGTCTCTGACTTTGTCTCAAACACAAAGCTGAATCCCGTCACCTTCCGGTCCCATGCTTCGTATTCCGCCGCAAATTCCGGATTGACGCTGTACCGCACAGCTCCACCGCTTTGAGCAGCGGCGTTTGCTGTTGTTCCGGCGCCAATGGAGGGAACAACCTGTGAAAAAGGAACACCCGAAATGTTGACACTTCTTTCTTTATATGATATACTCCCCAGTGAGCCAACGCGTTGCAGCTCGGCAGGCCATATTTGCAAGCCTGTTGACCGAAGCAGCGCCGCGGCTCTCTTTTTATGTTCGGAAATATATAGCACCTCGCTGTTTTGAATAAATGCCTCCGGATTCTTTGTCTTAGTGTATGCGCTCGTTAGCTTTTGCAGGTCGTCAATCAAAATTTTGTTTTCCACCGGCATCAAATCCAGCACGCACAAAACCGGCCTGCCATTCTGCGCCTTCACATTCCCGAACATCACAAGTCTTGTGTTATTCGTTTGGGTTCCGGCTCTGTTTTTGCTTGCCAAAACCAGGATCGGATCATCCAGAATCTCCGGAATCCTCTTAATTTCCTCCAAGGTCATTTCCGGATGCTTTCTCAGGATTTTGCTGATCTTTTCCCCGCGCATGTAAATGTCGTTTTCCCGCGCGCCCAGCCCCTGTAAAGTATCTCCGGTGCTCCCAAGCGTAAAGGTATCTTTGCCGTCTCTTCCTTCCCTGTTCCAGGAATCTATCTCCGCCGCAAATTCCGGATTGACGCTGTACCGCACATTTCCCGAATCATTCCCGCCTTTTTGCATATACTGTCTATTGACACTTGCATCAGAAGATGCTATAGTGGTGTTAGACAGATTTCCCGATGTGGCGTCAGAAGCTCTTTCTGATAGATCACTCGTGCGGGAAATCTGTTTTATTTTAGTCACATCATAAAAGAGTCTGCCCCGGTCTGTGAGCTTGATCTTCACTTCTCCAGTGAACATCTCGGAGCCAACCATGAACCGCGTCCGGTAAACATCCCATCCCCCTGTCGCGTCCCTGTGCCTTCCATCATCCTCATCATGCCGCAAAAACTGCGATACCTCTAAAAGGTGGTCAAGCTCTGTGGACGCTCTCATCTTCGGCTCTTTCAGGCCGTCATCCATCCTTCGGTTGGCGGGATACGCATACTCCTCCGCAGAACGCCTGTTCACAAATGCCGAGCTCTCTCCCCCGATAGGCATAACCTTATTTCTAAAGCGCAGCAAAATTTGTTTTCTTGCTTCTTCCGCCATCTCCTTCATGGAAAGCCCGTCAAACAGCTTCTGATCCACGTCTACATGCACATACGCTCCCTCTGAATCCACCCGGATGCTGTAGCTCTCTTCCGTCCTGTCGCTGAACACTGTCTTTTGACCGCCGGTGTCCGGCTTTTTTCGTCTGCGTTCTTCGGGAAGCATGTCTGCCCTCAACTGCACATCGCGCGATTCTATTTCTCCGGCCGTGTTAAAGTAAAGCTCATGGGGACTCATGTTCAGAGCAAATTCCTTCTGCGCCTCAATCTCGGATTCCAGCCTGTCCATCTCCCAAAACTGCTCATATAAACCGGCTCCCTTGATTTCCTCCCTCACCGCAGCTTGTGTATCTGTCCCGTGCCTTCGGTCATAAGCCATTGCTTTCTGCAATTTCTTCTTGTATCTGTCAAGCTTGCGAATGATTTTGGCGTCTGTCCTGCTTCGGAACCTTAAAAGCGCCTCCTGAGCATCCATGATGTCCCTTGTAATGGGATAACGGTCCTCGTCCAGAATATCCACCCAATATGCCAGAGAAGCCCCTGCAGAAAATCCTTCCAACTTCTGAACAGCATGCTGTACTTCATGCAGAAGAATGCTTTTTGTTTCAGCCAAGTCCGTTTCCCCGAGGGTTAAAACGATTTTATTGTCGTTTACCAGAAAAGCTCCCAGTGCGCCCGGCGGCATTTCCGAAGCAGATTTAACTTCCATCTCGATCGTTTTCAGATCCGGATATGCCTCATAAAGCGCGTCATGCTGTAAATAGTCGTTGAGATATTGTCCCCGGCCGGCTCCATTTAACCGTCCTTCGGGATCAAACACCACCCCGCTGTCATCAATTTCAAAGCGCCATTTTCCATCCGCTCCTTGAAACCAGCCGGTTTCCTGACGAACTGTCTCGCTGTCTTCTCCGTTTTGCAAACGTTCCTTTGCATTCTCCAGTCGCTGGATGTTGGCTGTTCTGGCGTCTATTCCCGCAAAGCTGTGCCGCACATTGTCCGAATCATCCCCGCCTTTTTGCATATACTGTCTATTGACACTTGCATCAGAAGATGCTATAGTGTTAATAGAACCGTAGCTTGTGCTGGGTAACGGCAATTGGAGCCTATTGATCCCCAGCCAGCTATTGGTTCTATTTTTATTGGGGTCAACATAAAGGATCCAGCTCTGGTCTAAGAGCCTCTGCGGGTTCGTATCCTTTCCATAGGCGCTTGCAATCTTGATGACGTCCAGGGCATGGCCGCCTTTACCAATTGGACTCAACTCCAATGCCACAAGCACCGGATGGTTCTTGGCATCATAAACCTCTCCAAACAGCGTCAGCCTTCCAGGCACAGTTTGAGATTCCATTATCAAAATCGGGTATTCCAAAATATTCGGAACCTGTTTGATAATAGAGTCTGTCATCCCAGGATGCTTTTCTTTAATCTTTTTGATTTTTCCTGCATCCCACTGAATATTCTGAGACTTCACTCCAATACTTTTTAAAGGTTCCGATGTTGTGCCGATTTTAAAGCTAAAATCAATAGTTTTCTTATTCCATGCATCATACACTCTTTCAAATTCCGGATTGATGCTGTGACGCACATTTCCCGAATCATTCCCGCCTTTTTGCATATACTGTCTATTGACACTTGTATCAGAAGATGCTATAGTGGTGTTAGGAGTTGCGGCAGACCCGTTTTGGGGCGTATACGTCGGGGCATCATGTGCATCGGCGAGCTGTGTAACTCCTTTTGAAAGCTTTCCTTTGGCAGCAACGTGATCGTTGCTGCTCACAGCGGCATGTAAAGTCCGCTGGGAGGAAGGCTTTTCTTTTTCTGCCGAAAAGCTATAAACAAACTCTCCATCCGCACGTTCTTTCACATTGATTGTTACTCTATAAGGCTCATATTTTTCACTGCCATACTCAGAAAAATAAATGTGATTTACGAAGTAGTGCCATTGCTGAACACCTTGATGTGTTGCAATTTTTTTGCCACTCTCTTCTTTAGAGTAGTTGTACGTAGCTTCTTTTGCAATCTGATAGTAATCATCTGCAAGATCAAGCGTTACCCGTTGCTCTGCACTTGTTCCATGTCTGTTTCCTCCCATCAGTTTGCTTGCATCTGTGCGAGCTCCTCCTGCATCATAGCTGGGATCAAACTGTGCATAAATTGTGTGTTCGCCTGTTCCATCCTGAATTTTTAGAGGAATTGGAGCTTTTGACCACACTTGCTGTATATAATGAAGAATTCTTTCTGCTTTTGCCTTTTTAGGTGTCCCAATAGGAAAATTAGCTTCATATTTGCCTCTTCCATCCTCTGCATACCCTTTGAAAGAGTGTCCCACCTTCCCGCCGCTGCTTTTCGCAGCGGTGTTTTTTGTTGCCTGCTCTCTATTTTGAGTTGTCTGCTCGAGAGCCTCCAGCACCAGCCTGCGCATCTTCTCTGCCTGCTTTTGCTCCGCTTGCAGAGCATTTCTCGCCTCCCTGCCAAGCGACGGATCTCCGAGCATCTCCCGGATTTCAGCCACAATACGCTTTAATACATCCGCGATGCGCTGCAACACGGTGCGCTTCTCGTTCACAGTCAAGCCCGTGTCCGCGTTTAAGTATTCTAAGAAGCTTTTCAGCCCCTCTTCAGAGCCGAACAGATCGCCCATCAGGTCAAACGAAAATTCATCCATCGCATCTCGGTAGGTTTTGCTTCCTTCATATTGCTCATAGGTCTTTCTGTAACCCTCAATGAACTCCCCGGCGGTCGAATACCCTTCCTTTTGAGCATACCAGCCCACCAGAGTCCGCGTTACCACGTCCGCGCCCTGTGGGTTCTGCGCCTTCATATGCTCGCCAAGCTCGTGCATCAGGGCCCCAAAATTGTTTTTGGAATCCGCCGCAACCAGGATTTTTGCACGGTTTACAAGATACTGCCCGTTGCCGCCGTCCAACGTTGGAACATATTCGATGTCCACTCCCAGCTTCTTGGAAGCCAGCCGCGCAATCTCCGAGAATCCTCCCGGCGCATATCCTGTCCGGTCCGTAAAGCTTCCGGCCGGATTCTCCACAAGAGCCGCCGGCGTCCGCATGGATACCTCCGCCTTTGCCGCCTGCGCCCCGGTATTGTATGCCGCCTGAACAGCATCCATCCCCAGCATTTGAGTGGTATTGCTGACGAAATCTGCCGCCGGTTTCAATGGAACTCCCATCTGACCGGCACGGTAAAAATAGTCAAAGCTTTGTCCGTACACATCCACCGGCATGTTTGCGTTGTAATGGCGTAAAAAAGCGTTCGCGCCCCGCATATCGTGCTGCGCCGCCCTGTGATACAGCGCCTGTACCGCTTCATCCGCAAACGCCGCCTCGCTGAGCTTCACGGTTTCTCCCCCGGAGGTCCGCAGCACAGCATCGTTCGCTCCCACCGATTCAATCCCGGTCACAAGCATCTCTTTGCCTGTCTCGCCGGCCGTCACCTGGGCCCCCAGCACCGCAGCTTTCCCAGCATATCCGCTCCCCGGCCCGTCCTGTGCAGCTGCCGGATCCGTCAAAACAGGCCGCCCGACATTCTGTTGCGTCTCCCTCTCAGCCGCGCCGTACAGATCCCCTGCCTCTGTATTTTGTCCCATTTTCTGCACATTCTGTCCATTTTGTGCAATTTCAGAGCCGCCCTCCATGCCACGTTCACGGGCTATTTCAGCAAAAGCCCGATCCACCCCGGCTTTTTCCGCCTCAGGAGCAGCGTCCCGAATCTGTTCCTGGAGCCTCTCTAACTGAGCGGCATTGTCCGCCTGCGCAAACGCCTGTTCCACACTCTCCCGCACGGCAGGGGATATCTGAGCGGACTCTCCGGCCCCCTCATGAGCCGCATCCAAAGACCCCTGTTCGATTCCCTGCGTCCCGTTTTGTGAGGATTCTTTGCCGAAATAGCTCGCGGCCGTATGTCCGGCAAGCCCGGCCCCAGACATACCCGCGCCGGAAAGCGCACCTCCCAGCCCTGATGCAAGAACATCCTGAGTCGCTTCATAAAACGCCTGAGCAGCCGCTTGGGATTCTGTCATTCCGGACTGAGTTAGCTCCCGGATTCTGCTTGACCATTCCGACTGATCTCTTGCAACGATCACATCGGCAGCTTTGTTCGCAACCTCTGAGATCGCTTCTTCGCTTGCCTCCGTGAGGGTATTTTTTAGCAGGTATCCCACCACGGATTTCGGTTTGCTGAGCAGCGCCTCCACACTGAATTTTTCCGTTGCGGCTTCAATCACGCCGGCCAGAACCGCCAGCGAAAAGGCCTGGTTGTCGTTTAGCCCCCGCGCCTTGGCGTCCTCAAAGGCCGCCGGCACTGCGCCCGCGCTGATTAGTCCGGTTGCCGCCTTTCCCGCAAAGCTTTTCAGAGCTTCTCCCGATAATCCGAGCCCGGACCCAAGTCCGGCAGAAACGGCAAGCGCAAACGCCGAATCCGCCATAGACATTCCCGTGTTATACAGAAATGCACCGGAGTCCTGCCCTAAGGTCTTTGATTCGTACATATCGTTTTCCAGCCGTTCTCCGATGGTTCCCCGGATGGTCCGGGAATAGGACATGGGCACATCAATCGGGCGGTAGCCCCCGTCCTCCCGAAAATCGTTTGCAATCCTCTGTCCGGCAATGCTCAGCGTGCCGGTCACGCCCTCAACGAGACCGATCGGAATAGACGCTAAGCTTGAAAGCACAGGTTGCTCCTTTGCCCATTGGCTCATATTATTTCTGCTTTTCTGTTTTTGTTCTAAATTCCAAAGATTTCTTGCATGCTCAGCAAGCACTTCATAATCTGCGCCAAATGATTCAACACGGCTCTTTAAGTCTTTCAAATAAGAGCGAAAATCTCCCTGTCCTATAGACTGCAACGCCAGCATCTTTTTGCTCCATTCTTCATTGCTAGCGTTTTTGAGCATCTCCCATGTTTCAGAATCAATTTTCGCAAGCTCCCGCTGAGCCTTCTTTTGACGGGCCAGTTCTCTGTAATGCTGCCTCGTAAGCTCCAGCTTATTGATATCGGCATTCACCTGATCCAGATCATCCACTCTGGAATCTTCATATTGTCCCAAGGTGGATATGGTCAGATTATTTTGCTTTCCCTTCAGCGCATCCATCTCGGAATTCATCCGGTCAATTTCAGAAATTGTCTCTTCATAGGTAAGCTCCTGCTCCCTTGCGGTTTCATCCTCCGCCGCTTTTTTCTGATCTGCAATCCTTCCCCACCATTCGGCCGTATCTGTCTCCTCTTCATCTGCAAACGGAAGCCTGTAGAACGGAGTATTGTTTTCTCCATTCAGAATTTTCTGCTGGATTTTGCGCGCTTCTTCACTGCTCATGGAGGCAACTGCATCTTTCAGTGCAATATTTGCATCAATAACATGGTCGTTGATGTTACGATTCTCTATCAGCAGTTTATTGAGCTCGTCCAGACGCTTGAGCTCTTTGACCGAAAGCCCTCCCAGGTTTGCAGACATCTGGTCCCGTTCCAGCTCCATCGCTTTGTAGGATTTGGCTTTTGGCAAAAGACTTTCCAAGCGGGAGGCCGCCTTGTCGTATTCCGACCGGCTTTGTTCCCGCATTGCCATCTCCAGAGTATCCTTTGCCTGCTTCGGATCGCTCCAGAAAGGCGCGTGGCCCGGCCTTGTAACCGCCGGGAAATGTTCTGTTTTCTGATTTCCGTTTGCCCTGCGCTGAGCCGCCAGACGCACACTTTCCGGTAAAAGCGAGTTCTGTCCGGCCGTATTCTGTCTTGCCAGCCGGCTTTTCATCAAATTCAGGGCAGCCTCACGCGCCCTGTATTCCCGGCTGTACCGTTCGACCTCTGGGGTCCTGGTGATCCATTTGTCTCGTTCATATACAATCCCTGCAATTCCCTCTGTCAGCTTCATCTTTTCTTCTCCCCCCTTATTTTTTCTTCAGGTCGGACACATACACGGATTTTTTCCCTCCGCCATAAGATAGCTCTCTCTGAAGCGCCTCTCCGCTTTTCTTATACTGGTCATAAAGCTCCACAGCATCATTCGTTGAAATCTTTCCCTGCTTCACAAGCCCGGTTAAATATCCGTTGAGATTTTCATTGCGCTGATTCAGGGAAACCCCACCCATCGAGGCAATATTCCGGCATTGCTCATGGATGCTTCCTGTCGGACCTATATAGTTGTTGTTGGATTTTGGGTTGTTATACACCACCGGTGCCGCAGTCCTGGCGGCCGCAGCCTGCTGGAGCGCGTATTCCTTCGCCCATTGCTCGTCGGAAACCCGGTCGCGCTCCTGCTGATAGGCAAACTGTTTCTCCCAGTTCGCTTGACTTAGCGCGTCCTGATCCTTTGTGTAACCATAGGTACGGTCGCTTTCCCAGTCGGAAACGGAATCCCGGTACTGCCCGTAATCCCATTGACGCTCGTTGTTGTAGCGGTCGGTCGCCAGTCCGAGATCCGTGTAATAGTCGGAAACCGTATCGCGGTACCGGCCGTAATCGCTTTCGTCGAGTCCCTGATAGATGCCAATCAGATCCTTTGTATCCGCCCGGTCCGCCTGGTATCTCTGAAACGCCGCGTCATATAGCTTGGGAATCACGTCATTCAGCCCAGTCAGATACTGCTGATACGCCTGGTTTCCCGCAGTCGTCGCATAAGAGGAGCCATAACCGCCGGTCAGAGCCGCCGCCTGTCCCATGGTGTTCTGCATGGCAAGCTGTCCCTGCTGCATATATTGGTCCTTATACTGCTGATAAAGCGGGTCGGCGTTAAAATTGTAGCTGAACTTTTCTCCGTTTAGCAGCTTGTCAAGCTGCTCCTGAATCCCCTGCGAATACTGCGACTGATACGCCCCCGGCTTTGACTGCTGCAACGCTTTCAGCGCGTTTTGATACTCTGTCACCGCACTGCTCTGCGTATAGACAGGCCGCCCCTGCTCATAGCTTTTCACCAAAGCGGCCGGAACGCTTGCCCCCGTCGACGTTGTCTTGGCAGCCGCTGGAGCCGCCTTCTGTCCGCTTCCCGGCAGATTGATGGTCTGCCCGGCATAAATGAGATTGGGATTTTTAATTCCATTGAGCCTTGCAAGCTCAGAGACGCTTGTCCCGTTCGCCGCGGCAATCCCGGACAAAGTATCTCCGCTTTTAATTTTATAGGTTGCCATCCTGATTCCCTCCTGATTGCTGTTGTGTCGTTTGTTCCTCTTTATCCCAGCGCCCTATCGCGTAATAGGACGGGTGAAATGTCATGCCCAAAGTGCTGGTACGCGATACTGTAACACACGCACAGATTCCTGGTGCATTGATATGGTTATACCCTTCACCCCGTCCGACAGTCCTGATCCATCCGGGGAAATTATCAGCCGGACAGCTGATGACACAGGCAGGACGACTGATAAACAAGCCGGCTGGATAGCTGGGTCCTCCGCAAACTTCCCGGAAATAGGTGCCGCTGCCGACCCATTCCTCCGTGATGCTGTGCATTTCAACTTCGCCAAGCGCGACCCAGCATTCAGCCGTACCATCCGCCCATTTTCTGTAGCTCCACTCTTTCGGATCTTTGGAAATCACAGATTCGACCAGAGGAACCCCGCCCATCAAAAGCGCTCCCCCAACGTCCACATCCGAGCCGGTACGAACGGGGAACTTGATGTCCATCAGGTTTTCCTCTTCCGCATATTTTCCGAACGCAACCCCATTTCCGCCCGGGCGTACATTCATCACAACGCTTTGTGTCGGAATCCTGACGGTCCTCTCGCCCGTGCCTCCAAGGAGATCCGTCGCTATAAACCGCACCTCATAGGATGACATGGTAGAAAACATGTCCTCTCCAATGACGGTATCTGTATCGGGATTCAGCTCATCTTCATAAACGGTCCATGAGGATTCTCCCACCTTGCGAAACTCCACCTTTATTGAGGCGGAATTTCTCGCTCCAACACTGGAAAAGCTGCACCGGGCCCTTACTTTTAAACAGGTCCCGGAATCGGATGCGGTCCCGTCTGCACGGCATCTTTCGCAGCATAAAACGTTGACCGTGGGCTTCTGATAAGGATACACATAAAATTTAAGCTTTTGGTCGGTATAATTGCCTCTGCTGTCCGTTGCCCGTACGGAAACGGACTGATTGCCGGATTTGCTGTAGTTCTTTATGGAGAAAGTGTAAGTAGGATATGCCGCCGAGTTATCTTTTTCCCCTTTATTTGAGTCAAAAGTGACCTTTTGGATGGAAGCATTCGATTTCGCCCATACAGAATAAGCCACCAGCTTGACCGTGCTTACTCCCTGAACAAAAATCTTTTTTTCTGTTTCCCCCACCTTTTCTATCCAGCTATCCGGAACCTTTACGATCTCCGCAGGGTCTGCCTCCACAGGATCTGCCGCTACATTCATCGTTGGAGTAAAAGGCGCTTTATTGGGCACCTGTAACGTAACATTTTTTTCACTTGATCCAAGCTTGGATGACATATTGTTAGAACTATAGGTTTCGAGCAGCACCTTTGCTGTCCCGGTGGAGTAATTCGGAATCTTTTTCGCAAAATCTTGCGGAACCTTTAAAGAAATCGTGCCGCTATTCGATAGGGAAGTATGCGTATTTAAATCTCCGATAGATAGTGTCAGTTGATGATAAAAGCTGCTGTCCGCTTTATAAATGGTTGCAGTCATGTTCTCATTTGCAACAATAGTCGATGGAGATACAGAAAAGGTGGAAGCCCGTTTTATCTTTTCAACCCCACTGATGGTTCCTGTAGCTGTTCCACTCATGTGATAAGAGGATGCCTCAATCTTGATGGTTTGGGTTGGAAATGTCCCGTCCGCATTGTGATAAACCGTAATATCTACATGCCCGATGTCATGATTCCCCGGATAGTGACGGTAGCTTCCACTCGATATCCTGTTTCCCTTGATGGAAAAGGATGAAAAAGTCGATCCAACAGACGTCCCGCCGCCATAATAGAAAGTTCCATACAGACGTATTACCGAATAGTTTCCCGAAATATTTTGTCCTATCCGTTCCCAACTGCCAATAAAAGCAGTGGAATAGCTTCCTGAAATTCTTGCAAATTCTGTTCTTCCCATATTATTGGTCCTCCTGCCGTATCAGTCGTTTCCCGCATATCGCAGTGTAAATCCGTTTGTCGTGGAAATTCTCCATTTGCCAATACTCAGTGAGCCCATGATCTCCGCATCGGTAATGTATAACCTCTGATTGCTGATATATGCCACTTCCGTTTCTCCTTGAAAGAACGACAATCTGTCGCTTGTAAACCGGGAAACCAAATCGCTCATCACAACAACTTCCTGCCCATCAATTGTCTGCGTTGTCTTTTGTCCGATCTCAACGCCATAAAAAGGAACTCCCGCCTGGTTTTCATAAAGCAGTCCTGTGCGAATATATGCATTCGTATCTGTGATGTAGGAATCAAACAGCTTTTCCGTTTCTTCCAGATTGCTTTTCAGTTCCGATGTCTTGTCATAATATTGAGTAATATTATCTGCATTTCCTCTTATCTCTAGCTCAGCCCATTTCCGGAAATCCCCATACTCTGACTGTGCTACATACTCATAGTTTAAACGGTTTGAAACCTCTTCATAAACGGAGTTTACCGTATGCGCAGTCTTGACGACAAGCGCGCTTAACTCCTGATACTGAGTCTGCTGTTCAGGAGACGCTTCATTGATTTCATTCAATACGGCCCGTGATAAATCCGCTCTCCCGGATGCGCTGAAATTATCCGCACTTAGATTGTTCAAGGCAAACTGCAGCTGTTCCCGCATCTGAAACAGGCAGCTTTTGAGCTGTAAAAGCTGCTGCTGGGTAGTCACCCCGTCAATGCGGGGAAGAATTAGCTCCACACTCATGTCATATCACTTCCATTCTGTATGGTCTTGGTGATGGAATAGATGCGGCATTCTCCCTTTCCGCTTAGCTTCAGCCGGAAATGATCGCAGCGCCGAAGCGGAACCGGCAGGGAAAAAGACCGTTTACACCCATGCGCCACCGAAGCAATGCATTGCCATTTTTCCTCCGTGTCGTATCGGACAAAAACCGAAAGCTCTCCGCCGGGCGGAATACTGGCGCGGATGGTAAGCTTTGAAATATACTTGCTGTCCGGACTGCCGAGCCCCATATCCCCGGTCTGAGCGCTCCATTCCACAGCGTCTTCCAAGGTATTTTTCATCTGGGCGTTCGCCCCGTCTATGACGCACAGTTGTTTGGATAACGCATCCACAAAATATAAATCCCCGTCCACATTCACAAAGAACCGCGCGTCCACTTTGTCCTCTTTGGTCCAGATTCCCTTTGACGTGTCATAACAAAACAGCTCTTTTTCCCCCTGCGGATTTTTCATGCAGACGTAATAGCAGTCTCCCTTTTTTCCCGCATAGGCTTCCCTGTAACGTACGTTTCCAAGCGCCCCGGAAACCGATACCGGAAGACTTCCGTCATAGGCGCACACCCCGTCTCTGCTCTTGTAGTAAAGGATCTCATTGACGGCGCACAGGCTCTGGGAGGATCCCTTTTCAACTCCTCTTGCCCGCGTGGTCTGCACCTGATAATTGGACGGATAGCTGCCGTAAATCTTGTGAAAACAGTTTTCCTTAAAGAAAACCGGGTATCCAAGATGAAAAGCTGCCCCGGTAAACACACCGTCCGATCCCACGCTGACCGCATAGCTGTCGGCGGCCGTTCCCATAAAGCAGTTCCAGTTTTTGAAATCGCCAAGCTTGCAGGCGTAAATCTCATTGACCATTTTTCCGCTTCGATCAAATCCATACCGGCATCCCCAAAGCCGGTTTTCCCCTTCCGTCACATAATCCATCTTCGGCGCTTTTCTCGTAACGGTAACCGGCTCCGTCTGCATCGCCTGCCGGTCCAGAATTCCAATCACCACAATATAGTCTTTTCCCACAGCCCACACAACCGACGTTTGATTGAGCGCCTCTGTCCCCTCCGCCTTACAGCCCGAGATGGCCACTCCGTCGTACTGTCTAAAATTCTCTCCAATGTTCGGATACTGAATCTTAACGTAGGTGGTTGCCACTCCAACCCATTGTAAGCTGTATTCAGAATACTGGTTTAATGTGTGCGGCGCTGTGCCTGTATTGATCCACAGCATTCCGTCTTCCGGGTAACCGGGCGCTGTTTCCGAGCTTACTGCATCTTTATATTCGGTTCCGTCCGCCCGGCACAGAGTAAAGGTCACTGTGGAATCTTCCCCCGTGGTAAACGATGTGTCAATGCTTCCACAATCGCCGTGGTCTTGGGTGTTTATATATTTCCCGTCCGGGAACACAATCAGATACGCCCCCATCGACACCAGCTGCTTTGGGCATTCTTCTTCATCCACACTCAGATTCAGATCTATTTTGTAATCTCCAAACCATAAAAAGCGTCCATCCACTATGCCCATCGCATCCTTTTCAATGGTTCCCTGCGGATTTTCCAGTTGTTTGACGGTCCCCCGCCGCGCCCGCGGAGCCAGCATCGGATAATCCCGGCACGACATATTTTTCTGATTATAAAACTCCCCGTCTGAAATACGGAGATTGTGATTATATCCCTTAAACACCTGTAACATGTCCCTCTGCGCATCCACTGCCCCCATCGGCGGCAAATACATATCTATCCCTCCTGTCCGAAAAACGGTCCCTTTTGAACCGGCATATGCGTTCGGTTGTATGCGCCCGCAAACTCCGCATACATCTGATTAAACGCGGCCGACGAATTGTTCTGCCGCTCAATTTCTCCCTGCCGGTAATCAAGCTCGCTTTCCAGATAATAAAGGTAAAGCCTCGAATATGGTTCCGGGATGAGAAGCTGCGTATTTCCGTCTGTTTCTTCGGAATATCCCTCAAAGGGAGTTTCCGGCGCTCCCTCATGAACGCTGATAATTTCTGCAAAAACCCTCTGGTCAAGCTCTGAAAGCAGTTCGAGCTTTTCCGAATCCTCCATCTGGTTTGCAGGTCTCGAATAATCAAGCTTTCCCATTGCTTCGCTGATTGTCATAACAGTCTCCCTCCTGCCGCTCAAGATCCGGTCATCGACCCGCCGTGAAAATTCCAGCCGCGGCGTCTCAACCTCCCAGCACATTCTGCGCGCCGCCTCCTGAACTAAAACAGCGGCGCGCCGTTTTTTTATTAAGATTCCTCAGTCATTTTCGGTATTTTCCCTGCTTCAGTCAAAATCACCGGCAAAGCCGCAGGCTCAAAGCAAACCCTAGAAGGGCATTTTACCGGCCAGCGACTCAAAATGCACTGAAACACAGCCTTCGCTTGGCAGCCACTCGCCCCCCACAGCCCGTAAACCAGGCATTCTCTTCCACACACTAAGCCGGCGCTGTATGAATCGATTATTGATGTTTCATCCGCTTCGCCCGGCGCCTCCAGCGAAAGCTTTTTTTGCGGGAACCCTCCTCCGCCCGGCCGGAGGTTTTCCTGCTCAAACAACAAAAAGGGGAAGCGCGCCAGCGCTCCCCCTCATGTCCTCAGTCTTTCGCGGACGCTTTTTCAATATATTCCAGCGCGATCCGTTCCTGTTCTTCGCTGTGCTCGAGAATCTCAGCAATTCCCTTTGGGACCTCCACCGGAATGCCGCGCTTGATTTTGAACATCTTTCCGTTGAGTCCCACTGTCACATCCCCTTCACGGCGGTTTGCAGGATCAATCGGAATCTTCACCGTCACCTTTTCTTCCATGCCCGCTGCCTGTTTTGCTGCTGTCATTTTCCGTTCCTCCTCAGTTTGCGGCCGAAGTCTTGGAGAAGCTTGATGTGGTCTCAATGCGCACCATGTATTCCTCCACCAGTCTCTTTGCCACTTTAATGCCCTTCCAGCCAACTGAGCTGCGCTGATTGAGCGGATCATCACCATAACCGAGCTGCTTGACGATATTCTGCAATCCGCCGCCCTCAATCTCCGTCACGCCATATGCGTTTGCGCCAAGCACCAGCGTTGCATAAACAGAGAGCTTGCCGGATGAACCATTCGCCGGGCAGGTCGTGTCGTTCCAGATCTTCGCTTCCGTGGTCTCCACAAAACGGACGTTGCCGATCTTGCCCAGCTCTCCATTGTAGATGTTGTCCGGCGTGGAATATTTGTGCACATCAATCCAGGAACCGTCCGATTTAGAAGCTACCATCAGATCATGCGCCACATGCGGATGAATAATTGCCACATAACTGCCGTCAATGGCGGGCGCGTTGTTCTGCTTGAGGATCGCCGCCGCCTTAAACACCAGATCGAGATCCATCAGGGAAGTCGCGCCCAGCGTCGCGCGGGAGGTTACGTCTCCGGCATACAGCACGTTGGTGCCGCCCACCAGCTCATTGCGGACAACGGTATCCATCGTGCGTCCCGCCTGAGAACCCAGCAGCTTTGTCGCCTCCACCACCGTGTTGTCAATCGCAGTCAGCTCCAGCACGTCGGACTGAACAATATAGTCGCCGTACTGCGCAACACTTGCGGTAACAGCGGTCACATTCAGCTTGTTTCCGGCCGGAGTCACGCCTTCGGTAATAGGGGTCAGCGCCTTTCCGAGCGAAGAAAACTTGCGAAACTCAATGGTTTTGCCGCCATGCTTCGGGATCGGACGCTTCTGGCCAAACTGGTCATGCACCAGATAAGGCTCCGCCATGGTAATCAGGGTCTTGTCGTAAAAGGTTTTCATTTCCGGGGATAAGCTGTTCCCGGAACCGGTCAGTAAAGTGGTCTGAGTCGCAAAAAGCTGTAAATCCAACTGTAAATTTTTCATTGTGATGTTCCTATCCTTTCCGGCTGCAAATGATTTTTCCAAAGTATGCACGCCCCGCTGCAACCGGGCAAGGCGTGACGGAAAGCAGGAAAGGGTCAGAAGGCAATCCGTTCTCCCTGCCCCACCCGTTTCCAGATTTCTTTCAAATCGTCCTTTGACAGGCTCTCTACATCCGGCTTAAAGGTCACCGCGCTTTGGCCGGAAGCTCCGATTTCCGGGGGCCTGGCCGAGCGCACCGCTAAATTATCCGCCATCTTCTGCGCCACAGCCTGCGCCGTGTGCTGCATGGCGCCGCCAATAATTTCATCCCGGTGAACCACCTCATAAGCCGTGCGCACATCGACTCCCGGAGCCTTTAACAGGTTTAAAAACTGAGGATTGTCAATTTCCGTCTGAAAATCAAAGGCCGGATAAAGCTCCCTCATCTGCTCTGCCTCGCGCATCCATTCCCCATAGACTCTGTAAGCCTGCTGGCGGTGCCGTTCGGCCTCCCCGGCCGCTTTGAGTCTTTTGTTTTCATGCTCTATCCGCTTCATTTCTTTGAGCATGTCAACAGGCATTCCTTTTTCCGCCGCCTCCTGCTCAAAATAGGAGCTGTCCTCCTCCACCGCCTTTGTCAGCGCCTGGAGGTCCGAAGCGTCCACGCCATACCGGTTCGCTATCCGGTCAATCAGCGGCTGCGCCTGCTCTATCCGTTTTTTCAGATCCTTTGTCTCTCCAAACCGCCGGTCAATGATCTCCTGAACACGGGCATGAAACAGATCCCTGTATTTCCCCTTAATCAGCCCCTCAAATTCTTCCATTCTTTTTTGAGGAGCGGGTTCATGCCCCTTTTCCTCAGCGGCGGCCTGAGGTGTCTGTGCACTCTGTACCGAAGATGTTTGATACAGAGTATCCGCCCGATTCTGTCCATCGCTTACGCCCGATTCATCCGCCTGCTCTCCCTCAGCCCCGCCGGGAGCGCCTGTCCCCTCTCCAAACAGTCTGAGATCCAGCATCAACCGTTCCTTGCGCATTATGGTCTCCTTCCATCGTCTGTTCCGAAGTGTCAGGAGGATTCCCCCCTATAAGTCCAGTATACCCTCTTAAAGACAAGGGAACATACCCCACTTTTGCAACTTTTTTTGCTATGCAAAAAAACAGCCGTGCGCCGCCTTCCCCGACGGTACGGCTGTCAAGCTTAAAAACTTAACTTTCCCAAAACAGCATTTCATCAACCTCAAAGCCACAACCGGCACAAAGCAAAGCAGTCTCCCCTCTTTTCTCTTACATTTCTGTGCATCGTTTCTGCATGTCATCATCTGTCAGATTGACATCTTCAAATAAGAAGATATACTGTAAAAAGGTAACTAACATCTGTTTATCAGCGGTTTCTTTTTTGTTTCGTATACTTCTTTCTTTTTTTCATATAATATGATACAATAGCTAAAAGCTCTAAATAAGGCATATTGGAGGTGTAAATTATGAATTATGAACTTTTATCCTCTCTTTTTTATAAAAACGAGGATCAATACAATGAATTATACTCTTTGAGATATTCGAGTGAATCTACCATTCACCTGCCCATATCCATTAAGGGGCATGATGCCTTTATTGTTTCCACTCCCTCCATGCTGTCTTGTTTGGAAGAAATCTTTCAGAGGAACACCCGCCTGATTTCTTTGCAGGCAGACCTGCCGCCCATCGCGATTGAAAGCTTTATCTTGAACAGTATGGTTGAAGAAATTATGTTAACAAACGATATTGAAGGAATTAACAGCACCAGAAAAGAAATTTCGATTGCAATGGAGCCTGAGGCAAAAAGCGCAAGATTTTGGGGCCTGGTGCAAAAATATATGAAGCTTCTTCAATCAGAAAAAATACCTCTTTTTACTGCACAGGATATCAGAAATCTTTATGATGAAATCATTCTGAAAGAAATAGAATCCGAAAATATGCCGGATGGGAAAATTTTCCGAAAAGATTCTGTTTCCGTGGTATCTTCTACCGGCAAGAAGGTCCATCAGGGGATCTTTCCAGAGAGCAAACTCATTGCTTTTATGAATGAGTCTTTAGAATTTTTAAATAACGATCGTTTTCCTCATTTAATCAGAATCTCCGTCTTTCACTATTTATTGGGATATATGCATCCTTTTTATGACGGCAACGGCCGAATGAGCCGGTTTATCAGCAGCTATCTGTTAAAAAATATTCTGAACCTGCTGGTTTCCGTCAGGATATCCTATGTGATCAAAAACAACAGAAAAAGGTATTATGAAGCCTTTGAAATCTGTAACGATCCCAAAAGCAAAGGCGATCTCACTCCGTTTGTTCTGGCCTTTCTGCAAATCATTCTGGATGCAGAAAAGTCTCTTCTGGAAAGTCTGACGGCAAGGAGTCAAAAACTGAACTATTATCAGGAGAAAATCAGGCAATACCATGCCGCGCATCCGGATATGAACAACAGCAAAGAGATTTTATCCATCCTGGTGCAAAACGCATTGTTCTCTGATGAATGGATGAGCTCTTCAGAGATCAGGAATTATGTCAAAAAGGGCGAAAATTTTATCAGAAAGTGTATTCAGGATATGCTGTCGGAGCATCTGATCCTTTTGCAAAGGGACAGACATAAAAAATTGTATACGGCAAACCTTTCTTTTTTCGATCACTTTAAGGCTCAGAACGAAACCGGGCAGCCCCTCTAAAACGCAATAAATTTCAGGGCCGCCAGAACCTGTAGGCTCATGAAGGGAACTGAGGGTCTGTCATCGCATCCGCAAATCACAGGCAGCCACTAAATGCGGCTGCTTTTTTGCCCGCCTGCCCGTAAACAGGTTTGACGCATCCTGCACGGCCCCGCTCCTCTATTTTGGTTTTCCTGCCTGTATGACCATCCCTGCCATCCTCCCGCAAAAGTCCTCCCCGCTCCCGGCAACAGAAAAGCACCGGCCTCCCTGTGGAAAGGGAAGCCGGTGCTTTTCTGTGTTATGAAGTTGTATGACCGTGGGAACAAAATTTCCGCCCCACACTCCTTTTCCTTATGCAAACGCCTTGACGCTGATGCTGTCCATCAGCGCCCCGCTCTTCACTCCATACCGGTTGACCGCATACGCCGTGAACGTCCTCTCGCCCATCGTGCCTGCGGGCATCATGCCCGTCCATATCTTTTGTCCGTCCACAATCGTGCAGCCGAGGGATGTCATCCCCATCCTTTCCCCGGCTTCGTTGTAAACCGCAATCTTTTCAGCGTCCAAACCGCTCACCGCCTGCACGCGAACCATGCGCCCCGCTCCCACAGCGTCCGTCAGAGTAACCCCTTCGAGCCGGGGCGCATCCGCCGTGATGTTCAGTGTTGCCCTAACCCCGCTGTCCGTCAGCTTTCCATCCGCGCCGCGGGTCATGATCCGAACCTCCCTGTCCCGGCATTCCATGCCCGCAGGCAGAGCTATCGTCCAGCTTCTGTTCCCGTCTTCGCCCGCCGGGCCCCTGATAACCCTGCACCCCAGCATCAGGCCGGATTCGCCGCACAGGCGGACGTCCGTTACATCCGGCATTGTGGTCACCATCAGCCCGCTGTGATTTGTTTTTATATCCAGCACACTTGGCAGCGAAGATTGATAGTGGACGGTAGCTATAGATGGAATAGAATGGAAGCCCTTTTTCATCTCATTCCACTGGCTTTCGCTCCCGCCATAATAAATATCCGTTAATCTATCGCAGAAATAGAAGGCACACTCCCCAATCGAAGTCACACTGTTCGGGATATCTACACTTGTCAGTCTATCGCAGCGACCAAATGCCCACTCTCCAATAGAAGTTACACTTTTTGGAATCTTTACGCTCGTCAAGCACTCGCAGCTAGAAAATGCCCCTTTCTCAATAGAAGTCAATTCCGGTGGAAGCGTCACGTTCATCAGACTATTGCATTCACAGAATGCACACGCTCCAATAAAAGTCACACTGTCCGGAAGCTCCATATCTGTCAGACTGTTGCAATCTAAGAACGCGTATTCTCCAATAGAAGTCAGGCTGTTCGAAAATTCTATATATTCTAACCCCCAGCAATGCTCAAATGCAAAGTTCCCAACAGAAGTCAACCCATCTGGAATTTTCACATCCGTCAGGCTCTCGCAGCTAGAAAAGGCATAGGGCGGAATACTTTCTGTCCAGCCAAACTCAATATCATATCCTCCTCCAACCGGTCCCACGCTTGTCAGGCTATCGCAGCTATCAAATACATTGCCCTCTATAGAAGTCACACTATCCGGAATCTTCATACTTTTCAGGCTCTTGCAATAACCAAATGCAAAGTTCCCAACAGAAGTCAACCCATCTGGAAGCTCTACACTCTCCAAGCTTGCGCAACCAGCAAATGCGCTCTTTCCAATAGAAGCTAATCCATCTGGAAACTCTATACTCATCAGTTTATCGCAGCCATGGAATGCACACTCAGGAATGCTCTCTGTCCATCCAAACTCAATGTCATATCCTCCTCCAACTGGCCCCGCGCTTTTCAAGCTACTGCAATTTCGAAATACACTCTCCCCCATATCAGTCACACTTCCCGGGATCTTTACGCCCGTTAGACTCTTACAATTCTTAAATGCGCTCTCTTCAATAGAAGTCAACCCATCTGGAAACTCTATACCCATCAGTTTATCGCAACCATGGAATGCACACTCAGGAATGCTCTCTGTCCATCCAAACTCAATGTCATATCCTCCTCCAATCGGCCCTGCGCTTGTCAGGCTATCACAACCACTGAATACATCGTAACCAATCGAAGTCAGTCTATCCGGGAGCTTTATGCCCGTCAGACTCTTACAATTCTTAAATGCGCTCTCTTCAATAGAAGTCACACTATCCGGAATTTCCACGCTCGTCAGACAATTGCAGAAATCAAATGCATGGTCAGGAATGCTCTGAGTCCATTCAAATTCAATGTCGTAGCCTCCTCCAACCGGCCCCGCGCTTTTCAAGCTACTGCAATTTCGAAATACACTCTCCCCCATATCAGTCACACTTCTCGGGATCTTTACGCCCGTCAGGCTCTTGCAATTCTTAAACGACCATGATCCAATCGAAGTCACTCTATCCGGAAACTTCACACTTGTCAGGCTCTCACAGCCCTCAAAGGCACTGTGAGGAATGCTTTTTGTCCATCCAAACTCAATGTCATATCCTCCTCCAACCGGCCCTGCGCTTTTCAGGCTATCACAGCCACTGAATACATCGTAACCAATCGAAGTCAGACTTCTCGGAATCTTCACTTTTTTTAGACTGCTGCAATCCGCAAACACCATATACCCAACAAAAGTTACCCTATCTGGAATCTCCACACTTGTCAGTTTCTCGCAATAAGCGAATGCTACTTCTTCAATAGAAGTCAGGCCAGCCGGAAGCTTCACATCCGTCAGACTCTTGCAGTTAGAGAAAGCGCTCACCCCGATAGAAGTCACACTGTCCGGAATCTCCACGCTCGTCAGACTTTTGCAGTCACTAAATGCTCTGTCAGGAATACTCTCTGTCCAGCCAAACTCAATGTCATATCCACTCCCAATCGGCCCTGCGCTTGTCAGACTATCGCAACCAACAAATGTATTGTAACCAATAGAAGTCACACTATCTGGAATTTCCATATTTGTCAGTCTTCCGCAATATGAAAATGCACTATTCCCAATGGAAATCAATCCATCCGGGAGCTTCACACCCGTTATACCAGTATAGCGAGAGAACGCATAATCCCCAATCGCAGTCACTTTTTTCCCGTCAATTTCCTCAGGAACCGTCAGCTTCCCTGAAAACCATTTCGTAGCTCCCGTGATTGTCAGGGTCCCGTCTTCATTCTCCGTATATTTCAGCTCATATCCCGCCCCCTCATAGGGAAGCCAAGTCCCCGAAGCCGCCAAAGCCGCCGGGACCGGCAGAAAAGTAACAACCATCACCATGGCCGCCAGCAGGGAAAACACCTTTGTCATTGTCCTTTTCATCGTGACCTTCCTCCATCCTTGTTCCAGCGCTTTTTTCGCACCCTGAGGCAAAAGAGACAGGGTGTTTTGCGCCCTGCCTCTTTTACCGGGACCGGCTTTTGTAAAACGCATCCGGATTTCCATGGCTCCCAGATCCTGAAAGCCCGTTTTTGATCATTATAAGATGATTTTCTAAAACCGTCAACCATATTTCCCCATCAAATCTGCCGTTTATCCTTTTCGTTCGATTGTTTCCGACCGTTTTCTCCCTTTCTCTCCCATTTCCTCAAAACATACATGCTCCGGATAACCGCCCGCTATCATTTGATACCCAGCCGCCGCCGTCTCCAAAGCCGTCTCAAGCTTCCCCCTCGCGTGGGCCTTTGCCCGCACATGGATCACCGCCGCTCCATCCTTGACTGCATAATCAAACAGGCATAGCTCTCCCCTCTCCTCTGCTCCGCAAAGCGTTTGCAGCAGCGCATAGGTCAGCGCGGATATTCCGGCGCACACAATATCATTTCCATGGTTCGAGAACCCCGCATGACCAATGATATGCAATATATGCTCTTCTCTAAGCTCCATGTGAGTAATTCGGATCATCTGCGGCCCCTCATTTCGGGGCCGCCATGTTCATGGCCCGCTGTTTTGCGGTCGCCGCCGTGATTCCCTTTGCAGCGGCTGGGGCGCCCCCCAAAGGATCAATCTGTATTGCCGCTCTTTCCCCTCCCGATGCAGAAAGGGCTTGTCCCCCCTGCGGCATAGACTGCATCACAGCCTGTGTCAGCGCCGTTCCGTTCTGCCGGTCGATCACCTGCGCCATTTGAAGCATCTGCTGCTGCATCTGTAAAACCGTCTGCTGCATGGTCCCGTTCTGGGCGATGCGGTCCATTACCTTGTCCTTGCCTTCAAACGCCATCATGTCAAGACAGCCGAGCGCCTGGTCGGACATCTGCGGCGCAAAGAAGCCCATTCCAAAAAACTCTTTTGCCTGTTCATTCTGCGCCAGCGTGGAAAATGCGGTCTTTTTCTGAGCCGTCACCTTAATGTCAAACACCGGAACGCGCACCCCCAGATCCACTCCAAAATCATTTCCCTGCGCCTGCGGACGAATCGCAGAATTGTCAAACCGCGTGAACTGTTCTCCCCCGCCTTTTCCAAGGATTCGGAAGCACCGTGGCTCATCATAAAACTGCCGCATCAGCTCAATCATCAGATAGCATTCCTGCACAAACGCCCGGTATGCGCTTTTAATCATATCGCGCGATAGCTTGCTCCCCGCCTCCTGCAAAGCCGCAATGGCCGACGCCGCCGTCACTCCGGAATTCGTACCGCCCTGAGAAAAATCCCGGTTGCCGGAAGTCTCCTTGAGCTCGTCGATTTTGCTTTGTAGCACCGCAAGGGTACTGCCCGGCAGCGCGTTTACACTGATCTCGCGGATGCTGTCCTCCCCCAGATTGCCGCTGCAATGGACAATCGGTTTAGACCAGTCCAAAAATTCCTCTTCGTTGATGCTGCCGTCCAGACGGCTGAAAAAGCGCTTGCGTCCCGCCATCAGCGCATTTTCCAAAATCACCGCCCCCAGCTTGTCGATATACATCTGCGTGTCCTTCATCACGTCGATATACCCAAATCCTGTCGGCATTCCCTCCACCGGGAACAGCACGTCAAACACAAACGGATATTTCCCATGATCGTACCATCCTCGTTCGGCATAGGCCGGATCGTTTTCCGATGCGTACAGCACCGTGTCCCCGCAGAACTTGCAGTAGTGAAGCACAGTCCTGCTCCCCTGTCTGAGCTTGTAATACCAGTCCACCACCACGCTCTTGCCGGAGGTATCAATGGATTCGTCGTAAATGTATTTCGATACGTCGAGCGACGGCGCGCCCCCCACATGCACATCCGGATACTGCTCCAAAAGCAGGTCGTTGTCCATCAGCTCCACCACAAACAGATGGCGGCTGTCCTGAATATCGGATACGCCCGGTTCCCAGAAAATATTGAGCAGGTCAATGTTGCGAATGTCCACATCTCCCAGTCCGTTCTGTTTGCTGTTGTCCCAAAACACTCCCTTGACCCCTGTTCCGGTCTTGAGCTTTTTCCACCATACGTCGCTGTACACCTGCTCATATTCGTTCTGTTCCAGCAGCACCGGCAAAATGGCGGAAAGCTGCCCAGCCGCCTCCTGGTCATCCGCCGCGCGCGGCAGAACGCTCGGCTCCGGATAATTGTCCATCGCATCCGCGTGCTTGTTGGCAAGGGAGTTAAACAGCCAGGCGGACGCCGGTTCCGGACGCGGCGCATTTTTCCCTTTTCCCCGAATCATCTCCCAGTGCCGCATTTTCCACCACTGCTCATTTTCAATCACACGGCGTTCCAGATTCACCTTTCCAGCCTTGTATTTCCGAAGGATTTCCATGGCCTCAAAGATTTCATCCCTGCCAATGCGTCCTCCCTGCACCGGGACCTCCTGCGCCGGTTTTCCCACCATGCGCACCCCTTTTTCTGTTTTTTGACCTTCCCTGTCTTTTCTGCGTCCAAATAACATGATGCTTCCTCCTAAAAGATTAAAGAATTGGGTATCGCCAGCCGGGAGGCTGATAATATCATACCGTCGTATGGGCGAAGATTCCTTTTCCTCCTTGCGGTGCAGTCTGCTGAATACAAGAGTAGAACCTCTTGTATGATTCGCCGCCCCTGCCGCCCGCAAACGGGCGGTCACCGCTTTAACAACATTTCAAACCTGCTGTTACCGGCCCGCTCCGCCCGATGCCTCAAGCGAAAGCTTTTTGAACTCCCCGGCTGTGTGCCGGGGCTTTTCTTTTATCAAAGCCAGGACCCCCAGCGAAGCTGAAAGCTGGAATCAGCCCATCAGGGCCGATTCCCGGCAATCCTCTAAAGATGCGTCAAACTCAGCTTTCGCCTGGCAGCACCCACCCCTGCCGCCCGTAACTGGACAGTTTTATCTCTATTTAAAAACGAATCCGGCGGGTTCGATGCTTGGATCACCCCCCGCTTCGCCCGGCGCCTCAAGCGAAAAACCGGCGGACTGCTTTCTCCGGCAGTGCCGGCGGTTTTCGCAGCCATGAAAACATCCGGTCCTCTCCCTGCTTTTGGGGTTCGGAATTTTCCGCGTTTTCTGTTCCGGTTGATTTCTCAGTCCCGCGTTTTAGTTCCGGCAAAAAATTTTGCGCCGCCTCCCCCATCCGCCGGAGCGCTTTCATGGGGAAATTTTCTCAATCCTTCGCGGCTGCCCGTCCCCGTCATTATGAGTTATTTTTTCCCCGCAAAAGGCGCTCACTAACCCCCGCGCCTTCACGGCGGCGGTTAAACGGTTTTCACCGGATGGGGCTCCCCTGCGCGGCTCTACCCCCTGCGGGTATCTACCCGCCCTAACTCCATCGCCAGCCCTTGTCTCCAGTTCATGAACCGCTCCCAAAGAGCTTCGCCGTGCGCCCCTGTGTGAAGCCCGGAAGTGGATTTTCCGCCGCCCGGCCTCCTTCCCCTTCGGGCGCCTTCTGAGAAGCCCTGCCCCCCAGGCCGAAAGCCGCGCGCCCTATATTCTGTAAAAATCATAGGAATTCCGCTCACTGCGCGGGTTTAGCTCAAGCGGATCATCCCGCTGCTGTATGAGCCCCTCGTTTTTGCGGGGACTAATCGGGTTTTCCATCAGCACATACCGGCATTCGTCATAAATGTGATCCTCCTGGTCGGTGTTGATGTCCTCCACATGCCTGTCATCGTACACAAGCGACGGAATGGTACGGATGAAATGCTTGCAGGTATGAAACACCTGAAACATGGGCACTCCGTTTTTGTCAAACGCCAGCCTGTAATGATACTGCATCTTTCCCGCAAGCCTCGTGTTGTCCCCGCCGTGCCAGTAGATGTAATTCGGATGCCGCTCCATCATCCGCGCCACCGATTCCCCGCGCGATTCGTCAAAGATAGACGGGTCGGCCACGCCAATGATATTCCTTCCCCGAAGCTGTTCGTCCTCCTGTTCCATCCGCCTGATTTCGGCGGCAATCTGAGTCGGCTCCATCTGTACCCCGTGGTCCGGCGTCCCGTTACAGCCGTAATACTCTTTGATGCGGTAGAGCCTCCCGTCCTCGTCCACCGCATACCACCCAACGGAAAAGGGCTTTGCATATCCAAAGTCAAACCCCCGGTAAATGCGCCAGTGCGCCGGGATGCGAAAAGGATGGATCACATGCGTCCAAGCCCGGTCCCTATAGTGCGCAGGATCATTGCGCCATTCCCGAAACACCTGCCCGTCAAAGCTGTCCCATGAACCGTATAGCAGTGCGTTTCGTTCCGCCTGAGGCAGCATGGCAAGGTTTGCAAGATAACCGGGATCGTTTTTCAGCAGGTGCCGGTTGTCATAAACAGTCGCCGGAATAAAGACCCGGCTTCGCGTCATCGTGCGCATCCTGCCGTCCGGCCCCAGGATGCTGTAATTCTCCGTAACGGGAGTCACCGGCGGCGCGGACGTAATAAACCGGTCCTTAACCCATCCGTGGCCAATGCCTCCCGGATTGGTTGCAGAGCGGATGTAAACCATGGTTCCCGGCCCGCTCGGACGGTTGCGGGAAAACAGATAACTGTATTCATCCCAGGTGAAATGAGTCAGCTCGTCAAATGCAATATAGTCGTATTGCTTGCCCTGATAATTGACCCGGTCCTTTGCGTGCTGCATGGACCCAAAATAGATCTTTGCGCCGCTTGGAAAGGTCCAGCAGTGCTCCGTCCCGTTATACCGCGCCTGCGGGAACGCCTGTCCATAGTAATAGCGGGAACGGTCGATCAGCTCTGTCAGCTGCGGATAGGTTTTGCGCAGAATCAGCGCCCGGTAATGCGGGATGTGTACCTGCCTGAGCGCTTCCATCAGCAGCGCATCGGATTTTCCGCCGCCCGCCGCCCCTCCGTACAGCACCTCGTATTCCGTCCGGGCCATAAACGCCCGCTGTCTCTCCTGCGGCTTCCATAAGGTCCGGCTACTCATCGTCTCTCTCCCCCAGTATAATCACACCCGTCCCATCTTCATCCATCTCATGATTGCCGCGGATTCCTTTGATTTCCTTGAGGTCTCTGAGCGCAGACGCCAGCTTTTTCAGTCCATCCCGGTCAATCTCACCCGTGACCCAGCGTTTATTCTCTTTTTCTTCCATTTCTTCCGTAACAATCCTATCATCCCCGTCTGTTTTCCCGTAAGTGGTCACCTTGCGCCGCGTGCGGTCCTGCACCATATACCGGTCGAGCTGACCGGCCGCCTGCTCAAGCTTATCCAAAAGCTTGTCGGAAATGGCGCTGATTCTGGCGGCGGCGTCCACATGCTTCTCAATTGCATCCTCCTGCGTACGCTGAACCACCTCTGTCCTCACTGTGTTCCAGTATGTTTCTCTTTCCTGTTTCCATTTCTCTTTTTGGGCCCGTCTGGACAACGTCGTTAATGCAACGCCGTATTTTTTTGCAAGCCGGCGATAGCTCGTCTCCGTCGTGATATACTCCGCCCTGATCTGTGTCCATTCGGCCAAGCTACCACCTCCCGCTTATTATCATAAAAAAAAGCGTCCTCTCTGCATATCCTACTTTGTCTATCAAAAGTGCCCCAGTTCTTCACAGCCGCCCAAACGTGTTAAGGATATGTGTAAGGCCTGTTACTTGCGTCCTGTAAACGGACTGTTTCCACTGATTTTATCTGTTCGCCCAGCTTAACCTCCTTGTGTGGATTTTTTTACGCCGCCTCCTGTTGACGGCCGGCTGCTTGCGGATGATTCTAATAACCAATCCCGTTTTCTACACGTCCGCGCTCTTTCGGGTACACACAACTTTGCAAATTGAATGCTGTTTTATGAAGAAAAAATATAATTTGGTTCGAAAATAAAAAAGTTCCTCCTTACCATATTACAAGAATGCGTTTGTAATATGGTAAGGAGGAATTCTTTAGCCAGTCAATTTAACGGTTAAACCTGCGTTTGTTCTTACAGGGAAGGCGCGGGCATATCTGTTTTAAATATTCAAGCTGTTATATGTTTTAACCGGCTAATAAAGTATCATCGTTAATTGGATAGAAATTTTTAATAGCCGTATATGATTCAAGAGCGCTACGCACTTCCTCATATGATTTTTCTTCGGAGCTTATTATTGTACTTGGGCTCGTTAATATGCCACTATCTAAAGTATATAAGGAAACGTATTCTGAATGAAACTTTCCCATTCCACCATTATAAACAACAAGACCATTGCCGTTATACTCATATAAACAATCCGTATAATTCCAAAAAAATTCACCACATAATTTGCAAGTTCCCTCCTCCCAAGTGTAAATAAAATAATAATCTCTATCTTCTTTTATAATGAGTTCAAACACGCCGTTTTTATCAATATCATAAATTGTATATTCAGTATCAATATAAACAGTTGTTTCTGATCCATAATTATAAGTATGTGATACGTATTCTGGATGTTTTTTCAGTTCATTTTTATAAGCGGTAATATATGCTTGGGCATCCGATTCAGCATTTTCATGATACTTTGATAGATAAAATGCATTAACTGGTGCTGGACCATCGCTAACCCATGCCGTCTCATAAAAAAATCTTTCATCTTCCGGCAAATTATGCTCTATACCCCTATCCCAGTTATAAGGGTCATCCTTACTAACCCATTGTAATTTTATATTCCATCCATCATCATACAAATATAAAAAATCCCCTTCTGTAGAATATTTAAACTTTTTCCATAATTTAAGATTTTTATCAGTCACCCTCGCATCGGGTTCTATGTCATACTCATAAACTGTTCCATCTTCAAAAAATTTATATACCTTGCGGCATTGAATGAAGTTTTCCCAATAACCATCCAGGAGCATACCGGCCCATTCAGGCGAAAGAGTTGCATTTGTAAGCCAAGATAAATCTTCTTCAACAAGGGGTTCCAAACCAACACAAACAATTTTGCAATTTTCTAATTTATTTAACAGAATTGCAGTTTCTTTATTCATTTCCCGCATTAGATTTTCGTAGTCTTCTGTTAAAAACTGCGATGAGATCAAAGATTCACGCGTAGTTAATGTGGATTTATATTGTAATATTAAGCTGCTCTTCATTTGATTAAGGTGCGCTAATTGAGACGAAGATTGCGAGTATAAGTAATGATTGTCATACAAATCTGAGTATGCTCTAAAAAACAGTTCATTTGCAATACATTGTATTATGGAACAGTTATATCCGTTATAAAGCTGTGTTTTTTTATCAACCATATTCGATGTATAGGGAATCAGTTTTATTGCGAGAACCGCACCATCCCAAGCGAGTGAAACCGGCTCTTTCGGCACTAAGGTATCATATCCTTTTTCTTCAAGAAGCTCATATGCAGCAGAAAGAGTATTTGCATATGCATTTTCAACTCTTGTATTTATATTTTTAGCCGCATCCAAAACAATATCCCATTCCCCGCACAAAAGCGGTGAATCGCTGCTGTGCTTAAGAATTGTATTTTGCAATAAAGAAACCTGTGTTTCGCTGATATTATCAAATTGTTTTACTGATTCTATAAAGTTTAAAATATCAACGCTTGCTGAGGAAGCAAATGATGATACAGAGGAAAATTTGTCAATAAAATCTCCGAATTTTTCCGTCGCATCACTTTTGTATGCTTTCAGGATAAAATCGACCAGATCGGTTTCAATATCGTATAAATCATTAAGATTGTTAAGCAATTCCAAATCGTCATGATCGTTCATACTATTCTGGCCTTCATTTTGAATGATGGATATTAATGCATCCTCTATACTTTCACGAGCTATGCCTTGCGCATCAAATATCATTTTGAAAATGTTTGATTCTTTGTTTATTAAAGCAACTACTCCCGCGTTGAGCAGTTTATCTTCAATACTTTTATTCCCGTAATCTACTTCATCCCACCAAAAAAAGTTTCCAACATCGTTATTTGCACAATCCGCAATTGCATCAAAGATATTGTAACGAACAAATATTTTTAATTGAGTTAAGCTATTATCAAGCTGTACATCAGCGCCTATATATCTTAAAAAATGCAAAACTGACACACATTTCTCCTGATTGACAATGATTGCAGGCATTGTAATATTCTGATTTTCACAATTTTTTTCAACTAAAATCTGCTTATCAAAAAAAATATCATATTCTCTAGCACCATTATTAGTGCTTATCTGTATAGATTGCGCCTCTTCTTTTTCAATCTTTGCTCCTGAAATCTCACTTAAAGTATCAAGATTTACATAAAAAATATTATCTTTATAAACTCCCTTAACATGGGATTTATCGGGCGCTACATTGCTAAACATTGAAAGCGTTACTTCTTGTACGTCTGTTTCCCCGGCGGAAACAGGAATACAAAAACCCATAGCGGTAATGAAAAAGCTCAAAGAAAGAATCAAACAACATAGACGTTTACTCGTCATTATCATCGCCTCCTACTATATCATTTAGGGTATTTTTTCCTGTATTCATATAATAGCCATATAGATTTCCCGAAAAACTGTTGAACAACTCTTTATTAGGCTTAAGATACCAATGCCCACTTTTGTATTCCATGGAACATTCAATTGTGTTTTCAATCGTTGGATAAGTAGATGTTAAGCATTCTAAAACTGATTTTAAAAGTTCCTCCGTGTTGTCAAAAGAATGGTCCTTTTCTACGATCTCCACTAAGATCTTATAAACATCCGGCGAATGAATGCTGATTTCAACGCTTTCATTGTCCTTATCAAAATTGAATTTTTTGATTTTATATTCTATATGATCTGATATCGCTGCTCCGGCTTCGTTGTCAGAAAATATATGATAAGAATTCTCATTAAAAAACATCCCGGAAATATATATTTCTTCAGGTTTTGTACGGTTTAAAATAGCATCCAATGTTAATGTGACATCCTGCTTGGCCTGTTCATATTTTAGGTTGTTGTTTTGAGAAAAATATATTACTCCAACGCTAAGACAAGCTAAAGCCGTTACTAAACAGCAAAGCAAAACTATCATTTTTACTTTTAGGGATTTTTTCTTTTCATTCATAAAAGCACCTTCAGCAATAAAATTTTTCATAAAAATGCGTGGTCGAAGCCATGCACCGAAAAAAACGATGCTGACTTCTGTTGCGGCACTGTTCCTTCCAGGTAGAATATAACAATCAAGGCATACGTTTTTTACCCAAAGTATTCCTATCCAAACCAATATTAAACTGTGCTGCAACAGCATTATACTATAATAAACTTTAAAAAGGAAGAGATTTTAGGAAAGTTGCGAGTTGATTCCACAAAAATATCAATCAACCACACACTATTTATAATCATATCATTTACATTCTTGTTGTTTTCTTCGTGCCGCTGCCAGCCCGCGCTTTGATGATAAACAGCGTTTTTTTATTTTCTCCAACACCATAGACTTTTGAAAATCACTTTCTATTTCAAATCATCAAAAAGGGGCAGGTCTCCCTGCCCCTGCTTAACGATATTTCTTCTGTAACGCTATCCTCAGCTCACATCCGCTCTTCATCTGATTGCAGTGAGCGCGGATGTATTGCTTCTTATCCTCTTCCGTCTGAAACTTAATGGAAAACTCCGTCCCTTCCCCGATTCCCTCACAGCACACGGAAAAGCGGGACTCCCTGCGGTAAAAAGGGCATTTTGCATACATGCCAGGAGATGCATATTTCAACCTGAACCACCTCTATATATCACATTTCCCGTTATCACGTCCACAATCCTCATATCCTGTCTTGCGCGTGCCTTGTGCATCAGCCACATCAGGCACGCGCTTGCATAATAACCCGTCCAGTTTCCATATTTACGGCTGTATATCTGCAACTCATAGGGAAGCATCCCTTCATTCCTCCCGAAACTCAAACACAATCCCGCCGCCCTTGAGCGGCTTGACCAGGAACCTTTTTTTCCCTGGGACTTCTATGCCTTTCAGGGCTTCTGTCGCGCAAATCTCTTTCCCGCTGGATAGATTCGTCAGCCTGTTTCCATCCCTGTCCGGCACAATCCTGATAGTGCCTTCGTCCACCTCAACCCTCGCGTGCGATACTCCAATCATCAGCCCGGCCGCCGATGCATTGATAAAAACAGATTGTTTTCCATTCTGCTTTTTCATCCGCGCAAATGGCTCCGGCTTCTTCCGCTTTTTCTGCGGCGGCGGTTTGGCTTTTCTTTTGCGCACAATCGCCGCCGTCACCGAGTCGCCGACATGATCAAGATCCATCAGCTTCATTTCGTCGTCCCAGCTGAGCTCTTTTCCTTTCACCCGCAGGCTTGGGGAACAGCTGTAGCCCGGCGGTCCCATCTGCCGGTACTCCCTGCGCGCTTCTTCCAGATCGTCCGTCTCTACCCGCCTCAGCTCGTTTCCATAGCTCATCAGCCGCACCAGATACCGTTTACCATTCATCTGTTAACATCACCTCCACGCGCGGGGTGTTCGCGTCCACAAAGAACCGGTCCGTAAATCCGTCGATCTGCTTCCAGCCGTCTCCAGTCAGCACCCCAATGTCCACCAGTGCGTCCTGCACAAACTTTTTGGCAAAGGCAATGTTGTCCTTGTCCCGGCGCGCGTCCGGCTCATACCAGTGATACCGCATCCGCACCGGCCGGCTAAACCGCGTTCCCCTGAGCTGCCGCCTCGCCGCATCCGCAATCAAAGCCTGCGTATCCCTCTTGATCTTTGCCGCCGCATACCGGTTCCCACGTTCTGCCTTTATGTATTCATTGAGTCCCGGCAGCCTCCCCGGAATCATCAGCTTCCCTGTCATAACCTCTCTCCAGCGATCAGAACGGAAGATCCCCGTCGTCTAACTCATCCCAGCCGCCGTTGTCCGCCTGACCCTTCCTGCCGTCCCCGTCTTTTTTTCTCTCTGCAAAATGCACCCGGTCCGCAACCACCTCAAACCTTTTCCGTTTGATTCCCTGCTTGTCCGTGTAGGTTCCGGTCTGGATCGAACCCTGCACCGCCGCCAACTGCCCCTTGCGGAAATATTTGCTCACAAATTCGGCCGTGTTCCGCCACACTACCACGTCGATGAAATCCGTTTGCCGCTCCTCCCCTTGCCGCACATAGCTGCGCTCAACTGCAAGCGTAAACCTGACCACCGCCACCCCTGACTGCGTATGCCGCAGTTCCGGTTCGCCTGTCAGCCGTCCCATCAATACCGCTTGATTTAACATCTTTTCTCCTCCTGACTCATTGCGGGCCTGACCCGCTCCATCCTGTATTCTGCGCACGGGACCGCCGCACTGTTTCCCGGCGCCTGATACTGCGCCGTGCCGCTTGGCCGCCTGTCTCCAAGGCTTTTCTCCCTCCGGCTCCTCCGCAGCCGCCCGCATGGCACACGCTTTGTTTCTAACCGTTTCTAAAAAAATGTTCCTGTCAAGGCGTTCTCCCGGAAAAGCTCCGTCCATTTTCCATATAAGCCTCAAAACCCATCCCGGGCCGCCGTTGCCTCCCGCCGGCTTTGTTCCATGACCGCTCATGCGTCAGCTATGGTTGTATCCCTGCGCATCTACTATGCCAGAGTCAAGGAAAACCTCAACGCCGCTGATTTGAAAGAAGCCGCTCGACTGTAATGGCAAACTCAGAACCACACATTCTGGTCTGCAAAAAATCCTATTTTGCAGGCTTACTTTGTTGTTTCCTTTTTTCCTCTCCTAAAATTTTCTCATTTTAGGGCTTGTCTTTTGTTGGCAGGGACTCCTGTTCATAGTGCCCGCAGGACGTTTTGGCACACTTCTGCGGCGGCTCGCGCTGTGCAAAATGCGCATGCATTTCCCGGCATTTTGCATCCCACCGGCATGTCAGGCATAGGCAGCCGGGATGAACCGCCGCGCACGCCTGCGAATGGTTCCCGGTCACGAGCTGTCATCTCCAAATCCCGGAACCGCCATCGTGGCCCGGTCCCAGTCCTCCAGATCATACGATACCGCCCCGCCTGTCCCGTTTCCTCTTTTTGATATGGCTTTGCCTTTGTCCTGCTCCTTTGCCAGCCATGAGGTGATAAATCGCAGGATTCCGCTGCGCGTCTTGCGTCGTTTCGGGTTTGCCTCCAGCCATCCAGCCATTTTGCGCAGCTCCCCCATGACCTCCACTGCCGGGTAAAGCTCTTTCCAGCGCTCCACCTGCCGCCCAGTCACTTTGTAGACCGTCGAGTCGTTTAACAGCATCGTCACAGCTTCTGTCTCAGACTGGGCAGACGTCCCGCAATCCCTTTTCTCATTTTCATTCTCTTTCTCATTTTCTTTTTCATCCTCATTCTCATCATCAGGTTTTTGTGCTTTTGATTGCTTTGCGGAAAAAGCAATTGCTTTTTTTGCTTTTATTTGTTTTTGCCTGCTTTCTGAATCTTCGATTTGCTTTTTAGGACGTCCTCCTGTCAAACCGGCCTGCGACCTTGCTTCACAGGTTTTCTGATACTTTAAGGTATTTTCATCAATTTGCGCCCGCATAAAGGCAAACGCCATATATACAGCGCCGCCCACAGTATCCAGATCCGGCTCCGTCCCATCCATGTTATATGCCATCAGAGCCTTCAAAAGCTTTCCCGCATCCTCATCGGACAGTAAATTGATCTGCTGCCACCAGCTTCCATACATCAGCCAGCCCTTTTTTCCCTTCATGCGCCGTCCTCCTTTTGCAGCCTGAGCCTCGCGCATAGCCGCTTGTCCAGCGGAATCCCGTGGATATGATACTGCTCAAACAGTCTCTTCTGATCGCTGTGCGCCTTATCGTGATGCCTGCGGCACAGCGCAACCGCCTTTAGCCCCTCGTGCACAATTCTCTCCCGGTCGCGCCCCATGCCAATCCGGTCCACGTGATGCACCTCTGCCGCCTGCCCGCAGACTGCGCATTTGCGGTAATACAGGCAGTGCCACAGATAATGCTCCACATCTTCGCAGTATTCCATCAGCGGCGCTTTGGTGGGAACATCCCAGCTCAGGCAGAACTTAATCAGATAACCAATAAACGCGCCCGCAACCGTCCTGTCCACACCGGAAAGGGAAAATGGGTCCATCCCATCCTGCGATAAGCAGAAATCCCATGTCAGCCTCCCTCTGATTTCCTCCGGCTCGTGTCCCGACCAAACGGCAATGTCCCGGATGGTGGCAAAGATTTTTTTGCGCTGGTCCGCCGTGATCTCCCGCCCATCCACGATCCTGATCTCCACGCGCTGCGCCTTCTTGCGGATCAGCTCCTCAGTCACGGGGAAGTCGGGAAGCAGAGTGAGCCGCTCCCCGTCATAGTCCGCGATCTTAGCCGTGACCAGCATCCTTCATCGCCTCCATGCAACCGGCGCATATTGGCCGCCCGTACTTCTTCATGCTGATCTCCCGCACCTTCTCCGCGCTAATTAGCCGCCCGCCCTTCGATGTGCTCCCAGTCACCGCTTTTCCGCATTCCGAACAGGCTATAGGCTCCAGACCGGATATGGCAGGCGGCTCCCTGTTCCCGTCACTGTCGTCCTCTCCGCAAATGCCGAGCATGGCGCTCAGCGCATATCTTCTCGCATAGGTAATCGCTCCGCCCGCGGACTGGGGATCCAGCTTTGCCGGCGTCAGCAGATACGGCTCTCCCATCAGGTATTGCCCGCTCTCGTGCAGCAGCATGGTTTCCACTCCGACCTGTTTTTCTTCCGATACCGGCCTCTGGATAATGCTCAGTCCGTGCTTTGCAAGAACCGGCCGCACCAGGTTCAGCACTGCGTCCAGCGGCGCGTATTTGGACTTGAAAAACGGATTATCCGCCGTGTTTTCAGGATTCCTTAACTCTTTCTGTGCCTGCGCCAGCGCCTTTGCAAGCTCAGAGATGTTTTCCGACATTTTCATGTCCGTCCTCCGTTCTGACCGGGCACCGCGCTCCAATCTCCGTCACCGGCCTGTAAAGGATGTCGTCCGTGAGCAGACAGCGAAAACGCCTCAAGGCTTCGTCCGAACGGCAAAAGCGGCACCCGGAACACACGATCTTTCCGTCCGGGAAATGGATTGGCACAATCGCATACCGAGTCTCGTAATGCGTCACGCCGCTTTTCAAAGTCATACCGCTCATCCCTTTCCTCCTCATATCCGCAGTCCAGCCTCTGGCACTCTCCGCAGCCGTCGCACTCTCCTTCAAACAGCGATTTCCTGCATTCATACGCCATCGCTCATTCCTCCCTGTCCGCAAAACTGGTCGTATGCTTCTGCAATGCGATCTGCCGCACAATCTCCCATACCGTACCGCATCTGAGAGATTGCCCGCGCCGTCTCCTGCTCAGAGAGATTCATCAGCGCAAGCCTGAGCAGACATGGGTCCAGCATCCTCTTAATAAGCCGCAGGTCCGCCACTTCGTCAATTCCATGTGCATCCTGCATTAGCACCATTGCCGCAAGGCTCACGCGCGCCATATCCTCCCGTGTTGTCGGCTGCAGCTCTAACGCCGTGATATATCTCCGGTCTGTCTCTGTTTCCGGCCGTCCGGCATATGCCTTGACAGCTTCATCCTTTCCGGGTATACTTGATTTAGAGTTTTTGCACTTGCCGCCTTTGGATGCGCCAACATCCGGGGCGGCTTTTCTTTTATATCCCGCCATCATTCGTCACGCCCTTCCCGAAACAGCATATACCACACGATCCACACGATGAACCCAAGCGCCGCTGCGGGACCAAACAGCTCCAGCACATCTCCTATGTATAGTCCCGTCATGCTTCGTCCTCCATGATCTCGGTCACGTCTACTCCCAGCACACGCGCTATTCTTCCCGCAGTAACCGGCGTACAGGTCCTGCTGCGAAAGATTCTGGACAGCGCCCCCTTGCCAAGCTTCGCCTGTTCTTCAACCTTTGATACCTTCAGCGCCTTTCTTGCCATCTGCGCCTCAATTTTCTTTCTGCTGATTGTCATTTCATCACTTCCTTTAAAATCATAATCACCGGCAAAGTCCCGTTTACATAAGCAATTAGGCTCTTTGGCGGAATGTCATAGGACCATTTTCCTCCGTCCATCTGAACCGCAGTTCCAAACGGCAGCCTGCCGCACTGCAATCCCTTGTATACAAACGGCGGGGATTTGTCGAGATACTTTGCTGCCACTGGCGGCGGTACGTTTCTGTACTGCATCAGCTCTTCTTCCGTCATCTGCTCTCACCTCCTGCCCTGGGTTGTCTGGGGGATCGGAGCGCCCTAATGTTCAATATATTGAACTTTTTCTTTAAAAAAATATTCGTGTATTTTTTCCATTGGAATTTCAAGTACCAAACAAGCTTGGAAAATTTCGATCTGCTTCCATTTAGATTTTCCCGTTAGTTTTTTAGAAATGGAATGAGCAGACAGTTTCACCGCAGCTGCAAAGTCCTCCTGCGTTTTAAACTTTTCCCGGATGCGTCCGGAAAGCTTACTGTAATCAAATGTCATGGATTTCCCCCCTTTTGTTGGTTCAATTTTTTGAACAACCTGTATATAGCATACTCTATACATTTTTCAATGTCAAGCATAAAATTCAATCAAATGAACTTTTTTGTAATAAATATTGAACCTTGATAGCGAATATGCTATAATAGCGAAAGGAAAGAGGGATTGAAAAATGAAACCTGAAAGCACTGCTACAAGGCTCCGGCAATTGCTTAAGGAGCGAAATCTAAAACAGATTGATATTATTAACTTAGCGCTGCCCTTTTGCAAAAAGTATGATATTAAACTTGGAAAAAATGATTTAAGCCAATATGTTTCGGGAAAAGTGTCTCCCGGCCAGGATAAGCTGTATATCCTGAGTCTGGCTCTCAACGTGTCGGAAGCTTGGCTGATGGGGTTCGACGTACCAAGAGAACGGGTACAAGAAGAGAATCATCTGATGGAAAAGCTCAACATCACTGCGGATGATGAGCTTTTCTCTGAGTTCAAAAGTCTATATCAGAGGCTGACACCGTCACAAAAGGAACTTGTTGTTGCTGCGATGCGAGATTTAACATCGCCAAAATAGTGGCTTCCTTTTGTTCTCTTGATAATTTCTCAAACAGTTCCTTTAGTTCAGCATCTCTCAGGGTAAATGACATGATGTATCCTCCTTTTATCGTCTCTCTGACAAAGAAAGGCGATTCAAATTGTCTAATAAACACTAATACGTGTAATATTGTCTCATTGCTTAATATTATAGAGGACTGGGGTCAGGATGGCAATTCGACAAATATACAATGTTTCTATGGAATTTTTGACAGGGGGTTCACCAATTTAGGTCAAATATATTGTTTTATGATGGATCATGAATTATTAATTTGTATTATGATATCTTGTAGCAAAATAGACAATAATTTGTTTTAATAATCTCTATTCTGCCAGTTTACGGTAATCTTCCACTATGGTAGAATGATCATGCAGACTTTGTCATATCTGGCTCATCTTCCATAAACAATAAGTTGATGCACAAGCTGGCAATCAATATGCCTTTCCATAAGCGATCACCTTCCTAAATGGTATTTTTCTCTGGAGAGACCTCTTAGGCAGTCTCTTGATCCTAAAGAGGTGAGCTGGAAGCTCCTCTATTGTGCCAAAGCCTGAAAGCTTGTCCCCCACCGGCCCCAGAAAGCCAGGCAGCAGCATAAGGATCATAGCCGTAGTGCGTATGCCACTTCCAGGGGAAAAGGTATCATTTCTTATCAGCGATATGGAAGAAACTCATATTTTCAGCGGCATCAGGACGATGGATAAAAATTAAAAGTATGGGTTATCCTGTTATCAAAAGCAAATTCATTTGGTATTCTTTATTTGTTTCATTGCTTATTGTATAGTGAGAAAAAAGAGAGAAGCAGGAAAAGGAGAGGCACAATGGGTGGAATAATTTTGATAGCACTATGGGCGTTGGTTCCCGGGTTCATTGCGAGAAATAAGGGGAGAAGTTTTGGGGCTTATTATTTCCTCAGCTTTTTAATCACCCCACTTATTACAATGATTATAACGATTTGCCTGAAAGATAATCAGATTACAGGGTTTAACACCTCAAAAAAACAGTGTCCTAATTGCGGCACCGAATATAACTATTATGAGTCCGTCTGCCATAAGTGCAGAACACCATTAAAGCCGTTAGAGTAAGAAGAGCGCAATAAAAGAAACCGCCCACCTTGTGCAAACAGGGCAGGGCGGTTGTTCACTATTATTGCATCGGGACACAGTTTGAAACAGTATCATTTTTAGTATAAAATTTATTCATTATCACGATTTTTAACTTTTTTTAATTTTCCATTTACGAAATTACTTATAGGTAATATAATATGGATGAAGGGTTTATCATATGGATATGCTAAAGAGGATCAAAAATCGCTCCGGAGGATATTATCGTAATATTTTAAAATATCGTGATTTTGACCGAGACTTTCATGAGATATTCAAAGGTGACGGTCAGTCTATCAAGCGATATGAAAAGTGGCTCCATAGAAAATTGGAGATTTTAAACGAGCGAGGCATTTTATGCACAGACGGGGTTCGTTTTGAAGCTCTGAAGGGCCGCTACAAGGGTATTTATTCCCTCCGGTCGCAGGAAAGCGAGAGTAATGTCCGTGTTCTGTATTTCTTTGTCGATAAAGGGCATAGCATTCTGCTGACTGCAATCAAAGAGCAAAACTCTAAGGATTATGATTTTGGATGCGAAAAGGCGATCCATATTATGAGCTACTTGGAAGGAGAGTGAAGTCATGAGTCTTAAAGATGCATTCAAAGACGAGTTTTTTGAGCAGCTGCCTGTTGGGGAGGACTTATTTTCAGATTTATCGGATGAAGAAGTCGCATTTGGAAAGCTTATGGCCATGGTATCTATTCGCATCTCGGAAGAACGGGAAAAGCTTAAAATGTCTCAAAGCGAATTTGCTGAATATATGGGAGTTACTCAAGGAATGGTATCAAAATGGGAAAGCGGTGAATCAAACTTTTCGATTCACAGAATTGTGAATATCTTTGAAAAACTTGGGCTTGAAGTAAGTTTTAGCTTTTCTCCTAAAAAGAAAGACGCTGAGGATCTAGTCGATGAATATTCTGCATTCACATCGTCTTATATAACAGATAGAAAGAAAACTATAGAATCCTGTAATGAATGGATGCTTTTCGCATCATAAATTCAGTCGTGAAGGAGGTGTCCAAATGACTGGTCAGATTATTGCTCCGTTTCAAATGACAGCCAACCGGATAAAAGGCTTTACTATTGCTAATGAATTTGTTACTCTCGAAGGGGAAGAAAACCTCAAGCATCAACTGGATGTTGACTGTACTATTGAGGATGTCAAAGATCACAATTCTAACTGGATAGGTATTGTTAGCCTGACAGTTTCCATTACGGTTATTTCCGAAGAAGAGAAAAAATTGTCGTGTCATTTGATATTGGAGGGCTGTTTTGTATCCCCTGTATCTGATATCAGCAAAGAAGATTTTCATGTGTTTCTTAAAGCGAATGGATGTGCTTCTTTATATTCGATTGCAAGATCCATTATAATGAGCATAACCTCTCAAGCTTTGGCAGGCGGTCAAATCATTTTACCGATGATTAACGTGCATAAGTTTTTAGAAGATAAAGACAAAAGAAAGAGGGAAACAATCTCCCAAAAACCATAAATTCAAACCGCCCACCTTGTGTAAACAGGGCGGGCGGTTATTAGCAGGAACTATTCATTTGTCTTTTAGCCGATCTGCAAAAATATACCCCATCAAAATGGACGGTGAGAATTTTATGCAATGTAAAAATAAAAAATGCCGGGCGGAAATAGACGACAGCTTTCGCTTTTGTCCCCACTGCGGCAAAGCCCAGGAACCGCAACGCCGCCGCAGCGCACGCCGGGGAAATGGCTCCGGTTCCGTGTATAAGCGCGCCGATCTGAAAGCCTGTCCGTGGGTTGCTGTGACACCGGCCGAGTATGACGACGAAGGCAACCGCACTACAAAGGTCATCGGCTATTTTAGAACCGCACAGGAGGCCACCGACGCCCTTGAAGAGTACCGTAAGCATCCAACAACAAAGATTGACATCACGGTCGCAGAAGTCTTTGCAGAATGGTCTGGTGTGGCCTACAAAGAGATTTCCAAGCAAACGCAGGATAACTATGATGCCGCATGGAAAAAGCTCTCTGCGATCTCTGAATTGCGTTTCCGTGATCTTCGAACTGCACAGATGCAGCAACAGATTGACCGCATCTCAGAAATGTCGCTCTCTACTCTGTCCAAGGTGAAAGCGCTGCTCACACAGCTCTATGACTATGCGGTTCAGAATGATATTATTGATAAAAATTACGCTAAGTTTATTCGTCTTCCTAAAAAAGAGAAAACCAAAAAAGATTGTTTTTCCGATATTGAACTAAAAAAGGTTGAGCAAGCTGTTGGAACCGTTCCCTTTGCGGATGTTATCCTGATGATGTGTTACACAGGCTTTCGCGTATCGGAATTTTTGTCCCTCACCGTCCATTCCTATGATCCTGTTAACCGCACTCTCACCGGAGGCATGAAAACAGATGCCGGAAAAGACCGGGTTGTCCCTGTCCACCCGAAAATCCGGCCCCTTCTTGAGACTTGGCTGGCAAAGGGCGGAGAAACCATTATCTGTCGGGAAGACGGCTCCAAGATGACCGCGGACTATTTCCGGCGCCAGTGCTATTATCCGGCGTTGGAACAGACCGGCGTGCGCCGTCTCTCCCCTCATGCTACTCGTCATACCTTTGCAACAAGACTGTCTGCGGCTGGCGTCCGCACGGAGAATATTCAGCAGCTGTGCGGGCATGAAGACTATTCCATGACCGCTAATGTATATGTACATCAAAATGTGGACGAGCTGCGAAAAGCGATTGAAGCAATGGCGTAGTAAATACGTAGTAATAACAGTTTTTAAGGGACATTTTGAGGTATTTTTTAAAACATTGTTTGCGCAACAAAAAAGTCCTGAAATCCGCATATACCAGCGGTTTCAGGACTTTTTTGTTGGTCCGAGTGACAGGAGTCGAACCTGCGGCCTCTTGAACCCCATTCATGTGATATACTGTGAAACAATCCAGAAGCACCTTGAAATACAAGGCTTTTGTCTCGTGAAACATTTTTAACGTAGTAAATACGTAGTAACTGATTCTGTTTTCAGAGATTTAAAACATCCTATTACTGCAAAAATCAGCTGGGTGGAATGCTAAATTCTACTCGGCTGTTACCATGAATTGCATCGAATTCGATGCAATTTAAATCTATTTTTTCCTTACCTCCTCACCAAATCCGCCGTTTTCACCGCCGCCGTAACCACCTTGCCCTTGCCGATAACTGCTCTGTCCCCGCTTACCTCTATGACCGTGTAATCCTGCCGGTACACAAAATCCGCAAGCTTCGTCTTGCCGTCATAGGTCCTTGCCCCCGATTTCACTCGCACAGTATCCCCGGCCTTGATTGCCGCTCCGGCAGTCTTGCCGGGGATTTTGATTTTCTGGCCCGCATAAATCAGGCTGGGATTCTTGATGCCGTTGTATTCTGCCAGCGCCTGATAGGTCGTGCCGTATTTCTGCGCGATGTAGGTCAGGGTATCGCCCCGCTGCACCGTGTAGACGGTTTCCCCGGTGCCGGCTGCGGGCTTGTCCGCCAGCCGTTTGTTCACTTCACCGGCGATGTAGGATAACTTGCCCTTGAGGTAGGGTCCGGGGCAGTTGGTTGCCGCAAACATGTCGTGGGTCGTCAGATTGCCCGATGTATCTCCGGTATAGGTAAGCTTAGAGATCCCGTTACGCTTGCAGATGTCCGTGCACAGATCAATCAGCTTCAAAAGCGCCCTGTCGCTGACATGCCAGTCGCCGCCAACTTTGTCGTTAGCTACCTCAATGGTCACCGCCTGATGATCGTTTGCAGCGTTGGAACTGCACCATGACCGGTTCGCCTCGTCCACATACAGTCCCACCCGCCCGTCGGAGCCGATGCCGTAGTTGGAGGACGCCTGTCTTGCCTTTGCCGCAAAGATCACACCGCAGGTCTCCACAGAGAGGTTTCCGGCCATGTGATGGATGGTAATCTTTTTGATTTTATCCTTGCGCGGATTGTTGCTGTTGGGGGAGATCGCGGTATAGTTCACGAATGCGCTGTTACTCATTGCCGTCACCCTTTCCACTACTTAGTTCACGCTCTGTTTCGGCGGACGCAGTTTCGCCCGCCGGGATTTCAATGCCAAAAATATTGTCTGCCATGATTTAGTCCTCCTTCGTTTTGTTTCCGCCCAGCTGCTTGAATAGCTGATTGCCGTAGACCGCCGCGCCAGCGACCAGTACGCCCTGCACAACCGCAGTCAGGATGGCAGTGGCCACGTCCGCCCACGCGACAATGGGCATCGTGCCCAGTACCCACACGGCGGACAGCGCCACGCCGATGACGGTCAGCGCCAGCGGAATCCACCGGTTATCCGTCTGTGTATCATGTTTGATGACCGCGCCGATGATCACCAGCACGGGCACCAGCATCAGCAGTTCTGGTTTGATGTAAGTAGTGATGTCCATATGGTTTTCCTCCTTTATTTATGCGCCTCAATATTAAGGTGCTTTTCCATTTTGTTGATTGCTTCCGTCACAGGGCCGTTGCAGCCCTGCTCTTTTAGTCCCTTGAGGGACGCAAGCACACCGTAGCAGATCAGGGTTTGCTCATCTTTGAGAGCCTTGATGTCCTCGTCCTGCTTGTTTTGTCTCAGGTACCACCGGTATACTGCGACGATCAGTCCAACAATGGCACTAAGCGCACCGATTAGACTTGCCACAGTGATAATGGTGTTGGCATCAATATACATTCCATCACCCCCTTCCCGCAATGTGTGATTATGCGATGATACAAGCAGGGGCGACTCCGATACCAGAGTACGCAGTGCTGCTGCTCACACTGCCGTCCGTGTAGACGATGCGCGCGCCGTTCGCGCCGGACGGGAGAGGAGAGCGCAACCAAGCGTAACGAACGGTGCCGCCGTTGTCGTACTTTTTACGCTCGGCGTTTGTTAAGCCGCTGCAATATTCCAATTGTTCGCCGTCCTTATAGCTTGTATTGTCCCAGGTGCCCCAAATTTCGGGGCGCGAAAGCAAGAAAAACTTGTCCTGCAAGGTGTAAACCGTATTGATCGCAAACTCGGTGCCGTCAAGACTGTCTGCCTCAAACACAGAGTTTGTCCGGCAGGGGATAACGGCGGGCTGCACCACTGCTAAAAATTCGTCAGGCAATCCGTGCATAAATCCGTTATAGGTCGTCGCCCAAGTCGGCGCACGGTCAAATTTGTTCGTCGGAGTCCAAACGCCGCTCGTTGCCGCCGCACTGTTTAGCAATTGGCGTACTGCGCTTTGTGCGTAGTTATTTGATCCGAAAACAATACGGTGAAAATGGTTGACATTGCCCGTCCCGTCTGTAATCCCAAGGCTTGTTCCGCCGGAACCCTCCGTGATAGTTACAGTTTCAATGGCATTGGTTGACGATGGGCTTGCATAGGTTTTTACATCCTTGCCCTC